ATTCTCCACGCTCCCGCTCTCCATTTTCCGCTGCCGCGTTGGCACTGCAAACTGCAAATGCGGCACGAAATCCATTTTAATTAGTATACCACATTGCGGCGCATTCCGCAAAGGAGTACGCTTTGTATAAATCAAATTTTCTGCTGGTTTGAAATCGTTTTCATTTGTGCGCTTCAGTTGATTTTAAATCAATTCGCAAAGATACTCTTTGTTTATACATCATAATTATTGTCGCATCATCGTTCTTATTTTACCATTCTCTGCTTGTGCTTTTCAGTAATTCCGTTTGACAAAGATGCTGTTCCTACGCAAACGGCAGCATTCTTTCCTTCTGCTGCCACATCAGCAAAAGGGCACAAAAAATCGCCCTTCCGGTTTCCCGAAAGAGCGATTCAAACATTTTATGAAGTTGTTTTACGTGATCAGATGCTGATGGTGTTACATACGTCGATCAGCACCGGGTCAAGCGTCTTGGTCAGAAACCGCTCACCGCAAAATTTAACTATAGCTCGTCAAATTCTACACATCCATCCATCACCGCTCCATTTCCGTTCCATGCTTTTATAAGTTCATGCCTGTTCATCTGATTTTCTGCAAAAAGTTTCTTTTCAGTCACCAATGGAGAAATCGTGCAGCTCAAAAAATAAAAGCCCCTGTAACTTTCGCTCACAGCTCCCACTCAGAGCTATAAACGATTGTCGCAGGGGCTTTCTTCATCTTACCGGTCACTCCATTTTGAATTTCTCAAGACATATCCTGTCTTCGGTGAGCGCCAGATGAAACTTTTTCAGGCGTCGCAAAAGAATCATTCAGCTTGGACTCGTGTGGATCGACTCCCCTCTCCTGCGCCGCCCAAATATCAATTTACTTGCCGCTCACACTCCGCAGCCGCTCGTACTCCTTGTCAGCCGCAATGGCTTCCTTCGTGAAGGAGTTGTTCTTCCACCATGCAACGAGGGCCGCGATGACCGTAATGCCGCTCGTCACCAGCTGGTTGAGGGTCTCGCTCTCGATGGGCAGCGGGCTCTTGCCGAGGGCACACAGCACCTGGTTCAGCAGAGCCAGCAGCAGACAGGCCGTGCGTGCGAGGGTACCGGCGGTAATGTTGAAGTTCATAGTCTTATCCCCTTTCGTGTTCATGTTCGTGTGTTTCGATGTCGGTCATTCTGTGGTTCAGCACCTGAATGTCCCTCTGGATGACCGGGATCTTCTCCGCAAAGCCGTTGTGCTTGCGGACTTCCCGTGTCAGCTCCTCAATTTTGTACTCCATCACGGCATTGGACCGCGAGTTCGCGATCAGCACGCCGATCAGAGTCACAACGCCGCTCAGGATGGCGGCAATGACGGTCTCCATCGGCGCTCACCCCTTCCACCGGCTTTTCTCTTTGCGCACGTCCACATGCACCCAGCCGTTGGCTCTGCCGAGGCCGGGCGGGTAGATGCCGCAGCCGCCAGCATTGCCCAGCAGCTTGTCCGCGTAGGCATACACGTTCTCCACGCTGATGCCCTGCACCCGAATGTCCGCTGCCTTGCCGTAACAGTGCTGACTGTAGGTCGCCCCGCCAACGGCCTTGTTGTGGCTCGCCGTGCGGAATGCGCTCGTAATGGTCACCGGCTTGCCGAAGTGCACCCGGATCTTCTCCAGCAGCTCCACGAGTTCGCTGTCGATGAATACCGGGTCCGACCCGTCCCGACAATAAAACTCCCGGACCTTGAAGTGTTCCAAGAGCTTCTGGTTGCCGTTTTTCAAAATGGAGTATGCTTCCAGACTCAAAATATCACCCTTTCTTTCAGATTTGGAACGAGCCGTTCACCCGTTTCAGTGTCATGGATGCCGCCAGTGGTTCCAGCCGAAGTGACGCTGTCTCCGCCTTCGGGAGTGCTGTTGCCGCGATCTGAATATCACCCGTAACCGCATCCATTTTGATTTGCGCCAAAAGCTTGTCCTCGTCCATGGTAACGTAAGTGCTCGTGCAGTCCTCGCCGCCCATGGTCAGGCTCACTTCCAGCGTCGTGTTTTCCTTGTCCTTCACCGCGAGGATGTTCTGGTAGCTTCCACCGTCCACGACCAAGTCCACCATCGGGTTCGTCTCGGTCACGCCCGTACTCAGCAGCCGGTGGATGGCGTGGGTCTCAAAGGCTCCCACTTCCACCGTGCACTCTGCCTTCACGCCGCCGCACTCAGCCGTGATGACTGCAGTGCCTTTCTTCAGGCCCTTTACGGTCCCGTTTTTCGTGATCTCCACGATCCCCTTCGGTGCAGCCGTCACCGTTACCTTGCGGAAGAAGGTGTTTGTCGGCCCCACACCCACAAGGAGCTGGAACTCCATCCCCTTCGTCAGCTGAAGCGTCTCCACGTTCATCACAACGGCCCCTACGTTCAGGGTCTTCATGGTGGGGTGCAGGTTGTACTCCAGTGTGATGGTCGAATGCCCTTTGCTGCTCTTATACTGGCTCACCCAGATAAGGCCTTCGTAGTAGTGGGCCGGGTTGTCTTCCAGCGCCATGCGCACCCGCTGGCCTTTCAGCGTCTCGCAGATGGTGGTGTAAGCGGTCTCCCAGTCCCAGCCCGGAATATCATTCTCGAGGTAGAACTCGATTTTTCCGGTGCGGTTGTCGAAGGTCGGCTTGCCCGAAACGCTCTGGCTGTAGTCCAGGTTTCCGTCCCGGCCTGGCACGGTCACGAAATTTGTCCGCTCGATGGGCGGGCTGATGACCGGCCGTGAGGATGGGATGAGGAACCAGTCGTCCCAGGTGTTGATGTAGCCCTCGCCTACATTGATAATAAGAGAATGATACATCCTTAACCTCCGCTGCTCATATACCGGATCGTCGACTGGATCGCCTTCCACGCCTTGCCTGCCGTGCCAAAGGTCGAAGCCTGCAGGGTGGTCAAGTTGGTCGTGTCGCCAAAGGTAAATTCCTTTTCCTCGGGTGCATCCAGCGGAATGACCTCTTTCGTGCAGAGGACCCAGTTTTTCAGTCCGTGCGCTTCACTGATGCACCGCACATTCTTCAGGAATCCCAGCCGGTCCACGTCCACGCCGGTGTCTGCAAGGTCCGCTGCGTTGATGGTGATGCTGCCGGTGAACTGATCCGGGTTATATTTTTTCAGTTCCTCCAGACCTTTTGCCCGCAGGGATTCCGGGCTCGACTTCGTGCCGTCCACCGTCATCATGCGCTGGCACAGGCCGTACAGTTCAATGGATTTGTCGTTTCGCACCTCCACCTTGATGGGACTCGTGCTCGAGAAGATCCACCAGCCGCTGGTCGCATAGCCCATCACGATGATGGAGTTCACGATGGTGTTCGACTTCAGATAGTACGAAAGGTCCAGCAGGTTCACGCCGAACTGGATCACTTGCTCCGATTCGTCCGTGACTTCCGCCAGATAGTCGAGATACCGCCGGTAGACCTTCTTTCCGTCTTCCATTTTGACGGTTTTCCGCACCCGCAGAAATCCCCCGTAGTTTCCCACAAGGTTCGAGTCCAAAACGCTCCAGCAGTCGCTGATGGCCTTTGTTTCGGTGGTGTCCTTGTCTGCGTCCGGCTTTACCACGGTTACAGAACCCAAATTGAAGGTTTTTCCTTCGATGGCGAAGTTCGTTCCGTAGTCTCCGTCCGGCGTTACGGCAAGGCGTACCAGTTCTTCGGTGGCATAGGCCCGGTTCTCGATAATGCAGTCCCGGTCCTGCAAATATCCAAGTTCCCCCTCACAGGTCACTTCGATATCCAGATCAAAGTTCTTGTTCAGCTCGGTCACATACCCCATGAAGATCTCCACGCCGTCTTCCTCCACTGAGATCACGGTGGTCTTCAGGGCCAGCTTGTCGCAATAGGGGTTTATCGCCGGGACGGTGAAGACAAAGGAACCGAAGCTGTTCTTTTCCAGTGTCAGTTCCGGCTCCAGAACGATCGGCAGCGCCTCGTCGGAAGCATCGTGCAGGGCGTGCCGTTCGGTCCAATAGTAGCCGGTTCTGTCTGCATTGCCCGCGATCTTCCCAATGTACACCGCATAGCCCTGCTTGTAGGTCATGTGGAACAGGTAGTGCTTTTCTGCGGTCGCTGCGCCGTCGGTCACCCGCACGGTCAGCTTGTGGTCCACGCCGTACTCGCCCAGCGGCAGCAGTGCGCTCCCGACCCACACCGTGTTGTTGGTCTCCCCGTCCACGGGCGTGTAGGTCCGCAGTACCGTCTTGCCGTCCAGCAGTTCGGTCACGGTCATCTCGTCGCCGTCCTCGTCGTGTACGCTGTATGCCACCCGGAAGTCGTTGTGCTTCGTGTGCACCTGCTCGGTTCCAAAGTAGTAGCTGCTGATTTCCGGGACGTGGTTTCCCCGCAGGATGCCGTCCTCGCCGACGCCAGCCGTGTCGTACAGTACGATGCAGGGCAGGACATATGCCGCCTCGTGTCCGTGATTTTTGCTGCTGGTATCGTAGAGACGGTTGTTGCGGATCGTCGCGATGTAGACCGCGCCGTACTTGTCACCGTCCTGCACATACGTGTTGCTGTCGGGGTCCAGCTTTGTGTCGTAGTCATAGGTCGTTGAGCGCAGCAGCAGGGACACGTTGTTTCCAACGCTGCTCACCAGTGCATTCACGACCGTGGAACTGAGCCGGTCGCCGTCCGAATAGGACCACGACGCCAGATCACCTCGCGAGAGGATGAAAAAGCGGTGCGATCTTGTCGAAGTCACCGTACTTCCGTTCGGCGAATACTTGATCCGCACCGGCTTGCAGGCCGCAAGGGTCAGCGCATCGAATACACCCTGGTAGTAGTTTTCCAGCACATCCGGGATCTTCGAGTCCGTGTCGTACTTCGCATATTCCGGCAGCTCGTAACTGCTGCTGTTGGAGTTTTCCCACTTGTAGGAGCCCAGCACCCCCGCCCGGATCAGCATCGTGTGTCCGCCGCCGTTCACATCGCTCTGGTAGTTGTGCTTCGCCACGATGTAGTTCACTTTGCTGCCGCGCTCCAGCATCGGTACGATGGTCCCCTCGGCAAGGCTTCCAAGGCTTGTTTTCATGTCACGTCACCTCACCTTCGCCGCCACACGTCTGCCCATCTCGCTGTCGATGTAGCCGATGGTCTTGCGCCCGTTGATGTTCACGCTCATGCCCTTGATGCTTTGGGCCACGCCGTCCATGTGGGCCCCCAGAGCGCTGATGGCATTCAGGGTCTCCGCATTCGATGCCTGCTTCAATCCATTTTGAATTTCAGCCTGCGCCTCGATCTGGGCGGCCATCTTCCGGCTCACATCGTCGTCCAGGGTCATGGCTTTCGTGGTGGCTTCAAAGGCTCCTGTAGCCTCGTCCGCGCTCTCGATCACGTTCGAAAGGTCCACCACCGGCGTGATCTGGGGCGTGTACTCGTAGTCATCCCCCATGACCCGGTCGATGGTCGAAAGGGCTCCCCGTGCAATGTCCACAGCGTTCTCGGTCATGTCGGTCACGGCGTTGTCCACATCGTCAAAGCCGTCTTCCACGCCGTCCGCAAAGTCCTTGTTCAGGTCCTTGCCCACGTCGTAGATGCCGCTGCCCTGGCTCTGCTTTTTCTTGTTGGCGTACCATGCAATGCCGCCGATGACCGCCGCAATGGCTCCCACGATGAGGAATACCCACCAGAATTCGGAGAGGAAGCTCATCAGCACACCGCCCACGTTGCTCAGTACGGTGCCAATGTTGCCCAGCGTTTCGACCACGCCGCCGCTTCCCTGCGCCATCGTGCCGATCTCGCCCATGGCCTGTCCGATCACCTCGGTCAGCTGCCCCGAGCCATTTTGAATTCCGGGCAGGATGTCTTCGGCAAACAGCTTTGCCACCCATTCCCGGGCACTCTTTCCTGCATCGCTGAAGGCAAGGTCCATGCCGAATGCAAAGGCAGACGCCACCGCTCCGCCCCAGTCACCCTGCAAGGCACTGGAGATGGCCGAGATGAATTCGGTCTCCATCTGGATGCCTTCGTCGCTGGACATCCAGCCAAATGCGTCGCGGAAGGTCTGCTTCATGCCTTCCGACATGCCTGCGGATACCTTCGTCATCACGGTCTGGAACGCCTTGCTCACTTCGCCCCAGTGGTCCTGGATCGAGTTTGCAAAGATCAGCATGGCCCGCTTGCCCGTGTCTTCCATGTTCAGCGCATCGGCCAGGTTGGACGCGAACCCGATGAACGAGCTTTTCGAGGAGAGGATCTCCGACTGCTTGCTGTCATAGGTGTTTGTTCCCGGGGTCAGCTCCGCCAGTTCTGCCTGCAGCTTGTTCGTCTGCTGCATTTGGTAGTTCAGGTTCTTCAGGGCGGTCACCGTGGAAAGGATGGCGCTGGTCGTTCCCTGGAAGCGCGCTTTCCGGGCTTCTTCGCTGTCCTTGCCGTACTGCTCCACCGCCTGCTCGTAGGCGCTTTCCCGTTCGCTCAGGCTTCCGTCATCGTAGGCCGTCGAAAGGATGTCCATCCGGGTCTGCATCCGGCTCTGTGCACTCGAGATCGCGTCGATCTGCGCTTCGATCAGCTCCAGTTCCTGGTTCGCAATGTCCGCCTGCAGCTTGGCCGCTTCGGTCTGGGCGTCCAGCAGGTCGTTGTAGGCTTCCAGCGTCCGCAGGTCCTGTTCGCCGTACTGCGCCTTGAGGGTGTCGTACTGCTCCTGGGCGTTGGCAAGCTTCTTCTGCTTGACCTCAAGTTCGGCCGTCATGTACTCGGTTTCCCGGTTCAGCTTGTCGGTCTTCGTGGCGGTCTTGTCGTTCTCCGCCGTCCACAGGCTGTACTCTTTCTCCAGTGTGCTCAGGTTCGTGTCGTAGCGTTTCGCCACATCTTCGAACAGGTTCGTATACTGCTCGGCCTTCAGCTTTGCAAGGCTCGTTTTCTCGCTCAGCAGGTCCGCATACGCCTGTCGGGTTTCGGTCTTATCCGCGCCCCATTTTGAATAAAGCTCGTCGTACTTTGCCTGTGCAATGGCCACCCGGTCGGTCTGGTTCGCGATCTCCGCCGCAGCATTCTCGGTCTTCTTCGCCAGCAGCGTGTCGGCGTCAGCCGAATACTGGTTCTCGGTCTGCCACAGCTCGTATTCGCTGTCCATGGCTTCCCGCAGGGCCTTGTTGGCCTCCAGCCGGGTCTTGTACTTCTCGCTGATCTGCTGGGCGAGGGTCTTCTTGGTTTTGCTGCCGGTGCTTTTCGGGGTCGTCCCTGTCCCGCCGGTGCTGCCGGAATTGTTGTCTTCCTGTGCCGCTTCGATCAGGTCGTCCGTGGTCAGGCCCGATCCGCTCAGCAGGGCATCGACGGGGCTCCCGCCGCCCAGCAGGTTGCCCACCAGCGTCGAGGGGTCTGTCGGTGTGACCTGCTCCAGCGCATTCTTCGCCCCGTTCAGGGCGCTCGACATCGCGCTCTGCACTTTGCCGCCAAGGTTCGGGAACAGCTCGTCGATTTTCGAGCACATGGAATCCCACAGCGACTGGACGATGTTCCCGCCTGCTTCTTCCGCCGTCACCTCGCCTGCGGAAAGTCCGTTTTCGAGCGTTTCGGTCGTTTTGTCCGCTACATCGCCTTCTTTTGCGGCCACCTGTGTCGCCACGGCGCTCAGCTTATCCACATTTCCGGCGGCAGTCTGCGTTGCCGTGTTCATGGCTGCAGCGGTCTGCCCCATTGCATCTGCCGCATTTCCGGCTGCGGTCGCCGTGCTGTCGGCAGCATCCACATTCCCCAGCATGGCCCGCGCCGCGTCTTCCGTCAGATAGACGACCCGTCCGTATTCGTCGGTCACGGCGAGCAGGGCACCCGTCTCATCGTTTGCCGCATTTGCTGCGGTCGTGGTGGCCGCAGCGGCTTTTCCGACTTCCCCGGCATTTTCATGCATTGCCTGCGCCGAAAGCTGTGTTGCTGCTGCGTTTGCATTGGCGGCATCTGCGCTTTGATTTTGTGCCTCCGCTGTCTCCGATGCAGCTTTGCCCAGACCGAAAAGCCCCGCAAACTCTCTCGTCGGCGTTCCCTCGTCACCCAACAGAATATCCGCCCAATTCCGCCCCTTGTTCAATACCGAGTCAGGGCTCCAGATAAGTTCCGTTGCCTTCTTGCTCAGCCATTCGCCGGGGTTCAGCATCGCAAAAGCTTTCTCCAGGGCTTCTGCCAGCTTATTGACAATGATTGAAGCAAAATTTGCCGTATCTTCGTCTGTGATGATCTCGCCGTTGGCAAACGCATCGGAGAACCACTGCTTCAGATTGCCCCAAAGGTCTGCCAGTGCATCTTTGATACCGGCGTGTTCGCCGTCGCCCTCCCACAGAAGATTGATGCACCCAATGAGCGTGTAGTACAAAATATCAAACAACGCCACCAGCGTCGCGATGATGTACGGTGCGCCCTCGATAATGACCTCCGAAATCACACGGAGGATCGTCAGAAGTGCCTCTTTGATATCGGGTGCGGCGGTTACGATTGCTTCGCAGATCGGCCCTGCGAACTCGCTCAGGATCGCCAGGATGCCCGCCGCGATGGAGAATTTGATAAGTCCTCCCGCGAAGGTGCTGAACGCCTTTGCCAACACCACCAATGCACTGGCCAGCGTCAAAAGTCCGGCTCCGATCGCGGGGAACTGCCCGATCAGATAGCTGCTTCCAAGCACGGCCGCCATAATGCCCACCATGGCGATCACGCCGGACAACGCCTGCTGCCAGTTCAGGCTCGCAAGCCCTTTCAGTGCCGGGGTCAGCAAAAGCAGCGCCGTCGCCATGCCCACGCACGCCAACGCAATGGTCCCCAGCTTCACTGAGCTGTCCGGCAAAAGATACGTCATTCCAACGAGGATCAGCAATGCTGTGCCGAGCAATCCCAGGTTCACACAGACGCTTTCAAACGGCACATTGGCCAGCATCTGCAACGCAGCCGCTATCTCGATCAGTGCGGCCCCCATGGCCAGCATTGCCGTTGCAGCTGCTGCGTTTTCCATCGAATTTTTGCCCAGCAGATACATTGCTCCTGCCAGTTCCGCAAGCCCGACACTCATAACCACAAAGCCGTTGCCGCCGTCCGATTTTACTGCTTTCCCCATCAGTGCAGCCGCTGCGGCCATCACGGTCAATGCCGCACTTGCCGTCAGCATCGCGCTTGCCGCCTTCTTCATCCGCGTGGGGTTGAGCTTCAGCTTGGACAGCACGCCCAGCGCGACCGCAACTTCAGCGATCATGACAGCAGCACCGATAAGCCCTGTCTTCAGGCTGTCACCAAGGCTTGCAAAAATCGCCACAGCCCCCGCCGCCATCAGCAGAGCACTTCCCATCGCGTTGATGGCGATCAGCATTCCGCCCAGCTTCACGAGATACTTGATGATCTTGTCGATCGTGTTCTCTTTTGCGCTTCCCGAAAGCTTCTGCGCAAAGCCGGATGCAACCATCAGCACGCTCATGGCGATGGCCACGCCGTTGATGGCTTTTACTGCCCCGTCAATGTCAAGGCCGCTTTCTTCTGCCTTTGCCAGCGGGATCAGTGCCAGTGCGATCATATCCACGGCAGCTGCTGCAGCCACGAATCCGCTTGCTCCCGTTACGCCCCCGAGCTGCTTATTGAACAAGGCCATCAGCCCGGTCATACCCGCCAGCACTGCGGCAATATGCCCGACTGCGTCAATGCTGTTTTCGAGCCGCCGCGCATCCATCTTTCCAAGTTTGGATACTGCACTCGCCAGCACCGCCATTCCAATGCTGATCGCGGTGACAGTTCCGAGCAGCTTTGCTGTATCCAGTCCGGTCAGGTCTGCTTTTCCCAGCACGCGCAGAGCCACCACCATACCGAACAATGTCGTCAGAACGCTTACAAGTGCCTGCACGGCCATTACCGGGTTGTCGATTCTGCTCAGCAAATACATACTTGCGCTGATAATGCCGACTGCCGTTGCAATGCCTTTCGCCGCGGAGACGAAATTATTTGAGGTGTGCTCTTTTGTCCAGGCGTCTACCGCGCCCTTCATGCTGGTCAGCAGATCGGTCAGCGGATTCGCGATTATTTTCTTCATCGAACTGTTCAGGCTGCTCAGCGCCTTCGCAACTCCATAGATACCCAGCGCCAGCGCGCCCACGTCCAGCAGTGCCAGCAGCCGGTAAAGGTCCACGCCGTCCTGCAGGTTAAAGAAGCCTTTCACGGCATCCAGTGCGTTCTGGCACGCCGCGCTGATGGTGTTCATCACGCTGCCAAGCGTCCTGCCGAAATCCTTCAGCGCAGCTTCGGCCTTTTCAGGGATGCTCAGCACTGCGTCGCGGATGTTTTCCAGCATCGGGACGTGACTTTCTTTGAAATCCTCGATCGTCTTCCCCGCATCCCGAAAACCGGAGAATGCACTGCCGATCACTGCCCCCATGCCGTCAAAGGCGAGCGTAAGGATGCTTCCCAGCACCGTCACTGCTTTCCCGATGATGCCGCTGGCCGAAACGCTTCCTATTTTGAATTTCTCCAGCACCCCGCCCACGGCATTCACCGCAGCGGCAAAACCGCCGAACTGCTGCTTTGCGTCTTCCACACTTCCACCGCGCACGATGCTGCGGAAACCGCTCAGCACCTCGCCGATGGGGCTCACCAGTGCACCAATGGCACCCACCAGAATCGCCAGCACATCGGTCAGGCTCTCTGCCTTTCCCATGCTCTGGTCTGCCCAGGCCAGCACTTCGCCGATCCGGGAGCCGATGCCCAGCAGCAGGTCGGTCACCGGGCTCAGGATGTCCAGCACTTTTTCAAGGATCGCAAAGGCCGTCTTCACCGTTACCTTCACCGCCTTGAATCCGATGTTCAACACGCTGAAAAATCCCTTAAAGACCTTCTGCACTTTCTGCGCCGCGGCTTCGCTCAGCTGCATTTTCCCGGTCAGCTCGTCAAACCCCTTCAAAAAATTGTGCAGCGGGCTGCCGTCGGTCATGAACACCTCGCCAAACGCCCCGCGGATGGGCTCCAGCACGCTGTTGATGCCGTCCAGAATGTTCAGGATCCCGTTAAAAAAGTGCTCCCGGCCCGAAAGCTGGTTCATCTTGCCCGAGAATTCGTCCAGATCGACGCTTCCATTTTGAATTTTCTCCGCCATCGCGGCGTAAGCGTCAGCCAGCTTCTTCACGCCTTCCCGGCTGAGGTTGTTCTTTTTCAGTTCTGCGTCGCTCAGCTCCAACAGCTTTGCATAGCCGTCTGCCGAGTCGTCGATCACACTCTCCAGCTGCCGTGCCGTCACGCCGCTTTCTTCCAAAGCCTTCTGGAAGCTTCCGGCGTCGTCAATGGCATCCTGTGTCAACAGTCCCGTCTTCACAAGGCTCTTTTCCAGCAGCTGTGTGTAGTTGTCGCCAGCGTTTCCGAATCCGTCCGTCCCCAGCAGCTGGTCAAGGCCGGAGTCAAAGGCGCTTTTCAGCCAGTTGTTCCGCCCTGCCGCGCCGCCTGCGAACATGGTCCAGAATTCTTCCGCCAGGTCGCTCCAGAAGCCCTTTGCCTCCTCATAGTTGCCGAACAGGATGTCAAAGGTCTCCATCCAGCCGGAACTCACGGCGTCCTTCGTTGCGTCCACCGCTTCGGAAAAGCTCTTTGCTTCCTGCGCGGCTTTGAATGCTTTCACCGATACTTCGTCGTACTGGTCAGCCAGTGCTTCAATGGCCTGCGTCGCCAGCATTCCGGGGTTCGCGTCCACCATCTCCTTCACGGCGTTGCTGAACTCCGCATACTTGCCAAAGGCGGTCTCCATCACTTCTTTGTCGGCCCACTTCTTCTGCAAGCTGTTGTCAAAGGTGCCGGTGGTCACAGCGCCTTTCTTGATCTTGCCAAGCTCCACGCCGGTGTCGATGAGCAGCTGTTTCAGCTGCTGGCTGGCCACGCCTGCCTGTTCCACGCTTTTCCAGTCGATCAGCTGGATGGCACCGGTGCCGTAGCTCTGCGCCAGATTGTAGATCACCCGCTGGAACTCAGCCGCACCCTTGCCCGCATAGGCCGTGGCGTTTGCCATACCCATGATCATCGGGATCATTTTCTCAATGTCGCCGCCCGCCGCCGTCAGGGTCGAAAGGGCGCTCGTCATGTCCGTAAAACCGTAGCTGGTCTCGTCCGAGAACCACATCAGCTTTTCGAGGTAAGAGTTCACTTTCGTGATGCTCTTGCCCGTTGCGTTCATGATGGTCTGGACGCTGGCAGTCTTCTGGGCGTATTTGTTCCAGCCGCTGGTCACCTGGTCGATGGAAAGGCTCTTTACCAGCTTTTCTCCGGTGTCCATGGCCTGGTTCGTGATGCGCATCAATGCGGTCACGCCCATCACTTCCACCGCCGAGAACTTGCTGTTCAGGCTTTCCAGTGCACTCTGCATCTTGTCAAAGTCCACTTTTGCCGATGCGTCTTCAATTTTCTCAAAGCTTTTCTCGGCACCTTCCAGCTTCAGGCTTTCGTTCAGCGCGTTCAGGGTCTTGATGCTCTGCCGGGTATTCCGTTCGAACTGCGCGTTGTCGAACCGCATTTCTACCACGCGCTCGTCAATTTCCTGACTCAAAGGCTCTTTACCTCCTTCCACAGTTCATCGGCCAGAGCACAAAAAACAGGACCCAGCGCAGGGTTGATGTAGTCCACTCCCTGCACATAGGCTCCGTTTCTTGTTCCGTGTCCGTATTGTAAAATGACCGCGATCGGCACGCCGTCCACGATGTTCGCGTTTTTCCAGCAAAGGGTCGCCCCGGTCTTGTCCATTTTGATTTCGTAGCTCCAGCTCGCCGCTGTCTTTCCGGTTGCTTTCGGTGTGGCTTCGTACAGCCGCTCCACCCCAAGCTTCCCATATTTTTCCAGGATGGGCTTTACGCTCCAGCTTTTCACATGGCTGAAAAAGGTCAGGCTTTTCTTAAAGTCGCCTTTCTGCCGGATCGAGATCACCTTTGACATGAAAAAATCTCCTATTTTTCTTCCTCTAAGCATGGCTCGCCCTTTTGGAGAGCTCCACGACGCGCTGGCATTTGCCAGACGGAGCGGTGAGAGGGTCCTCACCCCCTCGAGTGCATCTTCGCTCTCCGCTGAGCGTTCAGTGCCCGGATGTGCGCGGCCTGCTCCCGCCTGCCCATCTTCTCGGGCGGCATGTTTTCTTCGCCGCAGGCCCGGATCAGCGCCAGCAGCCGGTTCAGGTGCCACTTTTCACAGCTGAAGGGGATGCCGTAACTCGCCATTGCTGCATAAAAGGTCTCAGCGCTCTGGTACCGGGCTCGTTTCTTCCCGTTTTTGCGCTCCTTGAAGGTCGCTGCGCTCATCGGGTCCGCCATATATCGTTGAATGGCTGCCATGTTCTCCCGCGTCAGCCGGTCATAGACACTGGGGTCCACGCCCTGTGTCAGGGTCATGCACCGGATGTAATCCAGTGTTTCTTCCTGTGTCTTCGGCTTTGACTCGTCCAGAAACGGCTTGTGCCACTTGCTTTCCCATTTGGACAGGGAGAGCAGGCTGTGCTCCAGCCGCAGGGTCGCAGGCTTGTCGTAGACAAATACGCAGGCCTTCTCGTCCCAGCGTTCATTGCCGGGAATGTTGATCTCCAGCATTGTTTTCACTCTCCCTGTTTTTTCAAATGCGTGTCTGTACTCAGACAAAAAAATAAAGGCTAACCGGAAAATTCCCGGTCAGCCTCTGCCCTGTATTGGGCGGGTCTTATCAACCCTGATCCAGTGCGGGCAGTGCGTTTGCGGTTGCAGCCATAGCCATGGCGGGATTCTGCGCGCCTGCCGGGATCAGGCCGTTCACGAACTTGGTGGCAGCCTCGGTGTCGGTCACCAGTTCCATGTAGATGATGCTGTAAGCCGGGCTTGCCACAAATTCGGCGGTGTTGGCCTCGTTCTTCACAAACAGGCGGCCGTCCAGGCTTTTCTTGCCGTAGCTGCGCAGCAGAATGTCCTTGAACAGCTTCACCAGCTCCAGCTGGCTCTTTGCGGCGACGATCTTCTCAATGTAGCCGCGCATGCCGCCCTCCACGCTCAGCTGCATCTCGGTGATCTCCGCTTCGCTCAGGTTGAAGTAGAAATCCTCGGTGCGTTCGGTGCCGTCGTAGTCGGTGTAGGTAATGGTTTTCTTAACCATGATGGTTTCTCCTTTACTTCATTTTGAATTTTTCCGGGCTTACGCAGCAGCCTTCACTGCGGCCAGCAGCTCGTCCGGGCTGGGCAGAGTTGCCTCGGCGCTCTCGGTGCCGTACAGCAGGTCTTCCACAGCCTTCATCTGCTTTGCGGTCAGCTCGGTGCTGTCGAACTCGGCCACAGCGGAAGGCTTGAGGCCGGCAATGTTCACGGGAACGGTGTCGCACTCCCAGCTGAAGGTCTCGGCATCCGGGCTGTCGTTCATGGTCTCGTGGGTCTTTTCCGCAGGCTTTGCGGTGGCGTTCCACACCACATGGATGATATAGCCCTTGTCCGGGTCCTCGTCGGTGCCCACCTTGGTCTGCCAGCTGAAGCCAAAGCTCTTGCGCTTCTGCTGGCCGATGCGCACACCCTTGACCGGGGTCGACAGGCCGTCGCAGGGCTCGAACTCCTCAGGGTACATGTACGCCTCAATGGTAAAGCTGTAATCCTCGCCGGAGATCAGGCGCGCATACTTCATGTTGTCGGCCCACAGGTCAGTGGGCTCTGCGCCGCTGGGGCTCTCGGTCACACCGGTCAGGCCATTCCAGCCTGCACCATTAGCGTAGCCCTCGCCATCAGCCTTGGGGTAAACAACGCCGTGCGAAACACCGGCATGGAACTTGCGCTTGCCGTCTTCATCCCATTTGATTTTCATAGGTTTTGTCCTCCTTTATAAATAGGTGTCAGTACCACACGCTGAATACGTCGTGGTATAAGTTGTCCGAAATAAATTGGCGGTCATGAGAAGCCTTTGCAAGCTCGCCCATGGCCGCCGTCATTTCGCTGTCCGGTTTTGTGTCGATCACTGTCACGGTGTAATGAAAGGTCTGCCAGTATACCCGGTCGTCCGCATCCCTGTTGCGAATTTTGGGACGTTCGTAGCAGATGCAGGGGTACTTCATCCGCAGGTTTGCAGGCGGCTGGTAGTAGACGTTTTCACTGCCGCACCGTTTCTTCACGATGGCACGCAGGTACTTGTCCAGCGCCATCCGCCGTTCACTGAGCTTCACTGCCATGGTACAGCCCTCCCAGTGTCAGGGTCAGGCGCGGGTAGTCCACTGTCACGTCCGTCACCTTCCACTTTCCGCCGTAAAGCGTCACATACCGGAGATTGCAAAAGTGCTCCTGAACATACGGGTCGGCGATGACGCTTAACGTGTTCGCAAGGCTGATATCATCGTTCACCTTGTCGCCGGACTGTAATCTGCGGGTATTCCGCGTCAAATCGCCGTAACAGTCACGCTCTGTTACGATCTCCGAGTATACGCTCGGCTCTGTCTCCTTGGTTTCCACGAAGCCAAGCTTTCCAAACCACTTGCTCATAGCGCACCTTCACTCCATTTTGATTAGTTTATACTAACCTCAAAGCCTGAAGAATCAGGCCTTGGCGGTGTAGGTCACAGCAGTCTTGCCGTCGTAGGTCACAAAGCCTGCGCTGGTCTTTGCCACCGCCTGGCACAGCTCGGTGCCGTTATCGATCATCAGTCGGCCCAGCTTAAAGGCCTTCTCGCAGTCTTCCTGCGCAGCCTCGGTCTTGTGGTCGGCATCCTCGTACAGCTTGCCCTCATTTGCGTAGGCAATGTAGTTTGCCACATGCAGGTCATAGCCGGTCTCGTAACAGGGTTTCAGCATATCGGTTTACCTCCTTTTTAAGCAGCCCACTCAATGGCCATAGCGCTGTAGGGGCTGGTCAGTGCACCGGAGCAGCGGGTCTCAATCAGGTACTTCTGTGCGTTGAAGTCGATGTCAAAATCATCGAACATGCTCACGGCACCGCCCTTGTCCGCACCCACGGTGTAGTCGGCCAGGTTCACGATCACAGCAGCCAGATCACCGCCCTTGGCACCCTTGCGGCCTTCCATTTCGGGAATGGTCACGATCTTGGCAACACGCAGCTTGCGGGCCAGTGCGGCCTCGTCCGTGTACAGCGGGCGGCCCATGCCGTCTTCCAGCAGCAGCATCTCGGTCAGGGCATCCTCAGTGGTAAACATGGTCGGGGTGCCGCTGCCGCGGTAGTCCTTGCGGGCACGGATGGCCTGCTTGATAAAGGCCTTGTACTTGTCCTCCACGGTGGTCATGCCGGTGGTCTTCACCTGTACCTTGATGGTAAACAGGTCGGCATCGTTGAACACCGGGCGGATGCAGTTCTCGTCGATCTTGTCGCGGCTTGCTGCCATGCGGCCATCGCCCAGAATGTAGGCCAGTGCCAGTTCACGGTTCAGCTTGTAGCGCATCTCGTTGCGCAGCCATGCCACCACGTCAAAGCTGGTAATGTCGATCACGTCGTCGCGATCCAGCTCCTGCTTCTTGTACACCGTGGTCGGGCCGGTGGAGCGGCGCAGCAGGCCGAATACCTCTTCGGTCTTGTAGTTGCCCTTCAGGTAGCCCTTGGCACGTGCATCGTCCTCGGTCAGGTCCGCAAACAGGCTCTTGAAGCGGCTGAACGGGATGTGCTTCACGCCGCCCATTACCACGCTCACCCAGTCGTCAGGCTTGTCAATGATGCGGGGCGGGGTGTCCAGCAGGCGATCTTCCGGGAACAGCCAGTCGGTGTTGTCAATGCCGTGGCACAGGGCGTTCACTTCGCTGTCCTCAATGCCGGCATTTGCAAAAGCAGCCTTCATAGTGCCGCAGGTCTTGGCGGTCTTCACCACCTTGTTGATCTCGTCAATGCTGTGCTTCAGCACGCCATGGTCCTTGTCGTTGTCAAAAACATTGTGCTTCACGGTTTCGTCCTCCTTGTCTTCATCATCCTTGTCGTTGTTGGCCTCTGCATTGGGGTCGTCTTCGTCAAGGCCTTTTTTTGCCATGCCCACCAGTGCGCAGCAGCACTCCTGCTGTTCGGGGGTCATGCTGTTGTACACTTCTTCCAGCGTCTTACCGCCTGCCTGTGCCATGTTGTCTTCCTCCTCGCCCAAAGGGTTGTCATCGGGGTCAAGTCCGTGCTTCAGGCTCAGACCCCCATCGGTATAGATAAAGGCTTCTTCGCCTTCCTCTGCGTTGTAATCCGCGCTGTGCTCCACGATCTCATCGATCAGTGCACCCGGGTTGCAGCCCGCCAGCACCAGGCTCAGCTCACGGATCACGCCATGCATCACGGTGTTTCCGGCCTTCTTCAAACCGTTTGCAAAGATGCTCATGGCGTCAATGTCGCCGCTGCGCACGGCTTCCAGCGCACTCTGGCCGCTTGGGCTGTCGTTCATCTTCACATAGGCATAAACGCCGTCTTTCCGGTTCTGCAAAAGCGCGTGGCCCAGCACATGCTCCGGGTCCGAATGGTCGTGGTTCCACACCACCGGCACCTTTCGCCCATCGTCGCCCTTGAAGGCGTCCGGTGCGATGGTCAGCCCATCGTAGCACAGGGTGTTCGCCTTGGCCGCATAGCCGGAAAAATCGTAGTCGAATTTCTTCGCCATTTTGATTTCTTAAACCTCCTTCCTCTCAAGATTCCGTTAAGAATCTTTCTCCCTTGCCAAAAGCCGGTCTACAGTCTCCTTGCCGCCCGCCATGGCGGTGGGGTTCTGTATCTGGTCCGTGCTCTGGTTCAGGTTCTTGTTGCTCAGCTCGTCCGCCCGCGGGTCCTTCGAGGGTTTCAGACCAATGGCCTGCCGGAACTCGTTGGAGCTCATGATCTCGTTGCGGGTGAACTTGTCTGCCATCTCGGCCACCGTGCCAATGGGTGCCAGCTTGAACGGGTCGCGGAAGAACAGAATGCTCTGCCGCTGGCCGCGGGCGGTCTTGGTCAGGAACTTCCGCTTCATCTCGTCCACGATCGCGCTGACGATGGGCTCCACGATGCGGTTGTAGTAGTTGGTCATCGCTGCCTCGTCCGCCGTCCCGTTCATGATCTCGAGGGTAATACCCAATTGACTGTAGAACATGTTCGTCAGGTATTCGATCTGCTTCAGAAGGTTGTTTTCAAGGCTGCGGTTCAGCTGTGTCACCCGCTCGGTGCCGTCCGTCCACGCAATTCCGTATTTCGAGTCGCGGAGCTGGTCTTCGATCTCCTGTCGGCGCTTATTGGCCTGCTCCCGGCGTGCGTCGCTTTTCACAACGTAGGGCAGCTGAATGATCAGGTCCAGCTTCCCTGCACCTGCCTGCTCGTCCACCACGTCGAGTAAGCTCAGCTTGCGGATCAGGCGCTGCATGGTGCTGTTCGGCTCGTTCATGATGGCGTAGAATGGGTTCTCGATCAGGGCCACAGTCTTTTTCGGCAGGACCAGTTCCTCTTTCTGCCCGGTCTTGTCGTTGTAAAGCCGCACCCGCACATGCTCGGGGTACCATTCCAGCACTTTGCCCACCCGCATGGAGTAGATTTTGTAGCTGTCACTCTGGCTGGGGTCGTAGTTCGTTTCCACCGGCACCACGGCCACCACGCCTTCGTCCAGCATGCTCATCACAATGTCCTGCACAAGGCCCCGGCCCGTCTGGTCCAGGTTTGCTTCGAGGTTCAGGCAAGAATTAAGGCCCGAGTCGATGACCGAATCAAATCGGCCATTTTCGTCGAGCCTTACATGCTGTATCGTGATGGCGCTGCAGTCCATCGAGATGCGGTTGTATACACTGGTCACAAAGGTGCGTTCGTTTCCCCGCGTCAGCCGCACCCGGTCAGGCCGGTAACTGTACCCGCCTGCATACCCTCCAAAGTTCCGGGGAGGGTCCCGGTTCAGAAAAGCGTTCCAGGCGTGCTTCAGCCGGGAACCAAAACTCATTTCTGTTTCCATTTTGATTTTTCCTTCCTTTAAGAAAGGCTCTCCCGAGGGGGGAGAGCTCCGTCATAGCTCTGGCGCAGCCAGACTGTGGCGGGGAGAGGGTTCCTCCCGGTATCAGCTGTCTTTCTTCTTGTCGGTGTTCTGTCCGCCCACGCTGCCCGTGGCCATCGCGTTCGCAAGGTCCGGGTTGCTCAGAATGTTCGTCACCGCCTGCTTTCCGGCGTACAGCATGGCACCTTTCATCATGGTGGAAAGCGCCTGCTGCCCTGCCGTGTTGAGCACCGTCTTCACGAAGGTCTGCCCGCCGTTGATCTCCTTCTTCAGGCTTTTCACATCCCGTTGCAGCTGCAGCCGTTCCCGCTGGAGCTTCAGCTCCCGGTTCGGGTCGTCCTCGCGCACGTTCGTCTGGCCGGAAAGGTCGCGGTACTGCTTTTCCATCTGCATCCGGTTGATCTGGGCCCGCAGCTCCTCGTCCGAGAAGTCGCTGACTTTCTTCTTGGACACCTTCGGAGCATACTCCGTCGCTTCGGTCCCGGTGTTTGCGCCGTCTGCACCATCTTCGCCGTAGTGCTTCTTTCCGGCAGTGGTCAGGGTGCCGTCCTTGTTCTGGTAGCGGCGCACGCCCCATTTCATGCCTTTGATGCCCCAGTGCCAGAGCTCATCCTGTCGTCTCATCTTGTCCCTCCCTTCTGCATTTTTTCATCTTCTTTTACTTTTTATTGCTTTTATCCCCATTTCCGTGCTATACTGGCATTAACAGCCATTTTTGTGAGGAAAGAGGAAATCATATGGAGTCCAATGAACACCGCAAACATCCACTCAGAATTCTTTTTGCCATTTTGGGCATCCTGATCGTTTTGTGGATCGCGTTTGCAATTTTCAAGGGTTCTTCTGCGGCAAAGTCATTCCGAGGCAGTTTTTTAACCACAGGTGCGAACTTTTCTACGGCCTACACATATACGTCCGGCCGCGACACCTATTACCTGCTCTTTGGCTCCAACGTCAAAGCGGTATGGTTGACTTCATCCAAATCCGGCAAAGCCTATCTTACAACTTATCAGGGAGAAGGCCTTGCAAACGGCGTCGACTCTGTCTTCTATTATTCTGAGGGAACCTGCCACCGGAATTTCAAATACCAGGAGCCCGGCAGTGATTCCGTTCTGCTCGTCACTGAAACGTCTGGCGGCAATCTGCCTGCGGTTTATGCTTTTGAAAAAGCGGATCTCGAAGTTGCCAAGACCGCTCTTGATGAAATGAAGACTGTCTACGATATATCGAAACCGTAAAGGCTTGCGAGGAAAGGGAAATCCTATATGTGGACTGCTAAATGCCCCAAGTGCGGCGCAAAGCTTCAGTTTGAAGACAATACCGCTCAAATCATCAGGTGCCCCTCTTGCGGCGTACAGGTTCGCATCAACGTCAATGTGAACTATAGCTATTCCAAGTCGGAGCACACTGAGCACATCGTCGATGATGCAAAAATCAAAGCGGCCGAAAATGCAAGCCGTGTCATTGATCTTTTTGCTTCGCCCATTGAAGAACGCCGTGTCAAAAAGAAGGCAGAAGAAGAACGTATACAACGTGAAGCCGAGGAAGCTGAGCGCCGCCGTAAAGAACAGGAAGTCCAGGATGCGGAAGAAGACCGCATTTACCAGGAATGGGCGTCTGCTCAACGGGAAAAACATGCTCGTCAGGCCGGTCGCACAATCGCCAAAGGCATCAATTACTACCGTGCAAATAAGAAAAAATGCCTTATCAGCGCGGTTCTGATCGTTGCAGTTTTGGTTGGCGGTGGCATCTACGGGTCTGCTGCGCATAAGCGCTCACAGGAACTTGCGGTCCATCAGGCAGAACTTGCCCGTCTGAAAGACGAGGAAATCGCCGCATCGCACCTTGCCATGGGCGAAGTGAAAATGCCGGACTTTTCCGAAGACGACGATGCTCGAGATATTATCAAAGCGCTGAAAGATGCAGGCTTCACCAATGTTGTCGATCAACCAAAGCATGACCTGATTTTAGGCAATAAGCACTCCCAGTACGAACTTATCGAGGTCACCGTTGACGGCGCACCGTCCTTCACGAAGGGCGAATGGTACCAGCTTGATACAGAAATCGTGGTTTCCTATCACGATTACATTTTCGGATGACCTGGAAAGGAGTTTTTATGCCAAAAGAACTTTCCATAACCCCTGACGAAAAATTTATGCTGCATTTGCTTGATACTGGCATGTGCGATGGTGTTGTCGGGAGACCGTACAAAACCGCAAATGGTTACATCATTTCTTATGGAATAACCTGTGGTATTCCAGAGAAATACATATCACATCCCAATAAGATTGGTTATCAGAACCCTCGTCCTGTCCAACGTTATAAAACAGATGGTCAACGACTCGTTTTTCTCATGAAATTCGGCCATTACATGCCTGATGAAATTTTTCAGGAGTACAGTAAAGCGTCTGGCATGGCAATAACTCTACCAAAATCTCCGCGTGAACTTGCTGAAGAAGCCAAAGCTAAGGAAGTTGAGGCACTTCCGCCTAAAACTGAAACCGAACTTCGTCTTCTAAGGCGATTGTCGGCTGGCGAGTTCGATGGCTCAATCAATCATGGCTGGATTGTAAAAGGCGGATCTTGGCATTGGTGCGTAATAGAAAATGGTATTCCAATTCAATATAGCCAGGCTAAGGATTCCAAATTCTTTAACAATAAAGAAACTGAAACCATCGAAGCTTCTCCAAAAGTCTATAAGAAATATCTTACTGATGATGAAAAGCTTGAGTTCTTCCGAAAGTTCGGCAGAGATATGGAAGATGATGAAGCGTTCAACTACTCTTGGAGGGCTCGTCAAAAGCGGTATAATTTATACTAATCACTCAAACGCATCCCGGTTCACCTTATAAGCTACATACGCATCCATCATAGCGGCAACCGCGTCGATCTTCTGGTCATATCGTTGTTTCAGAAGCTTGCGGTTGCCGTTTGTGTCTTCCAGGGTAATGCAGTTGCCCATGGCAAATTGCATCAGGGCTTCGTCAAACAGCAGTTTCCGCTGTTCGCTCAGCTTCTTCAGCTCACCCAGCGGTACGCTTTCGGTCTTTGCGCCCTGGATCACCTTTTCAATGGCATACTCGCCGTTTTCCCGCGCCCACCGCTCCACAAAGTCCTTTGCGTTGTAGGGGTCGTAGCCAAAGGCACGCACGTCGTACCCGCTGTTCTCGATGAAGGCGTCCAGGTCGTCGTATACTTCCATCATGTCCAGCACCGTGCCTTCCATAATGACCAGTGTCCCCTCCCGCATGAACTCGTCATACTTCTGGCGCATGGCCTGCGGCAGTTTCGAGAGGGTGTAGCTCGTGATGTAGTCCCGTGTCTTCACGCCAAAGTAGCCGTGATCCATTGGGAACAGAAAGGTAAAGGCGCAGAAGTCGTCACCCTGCGAGAGGTCCGCCCCCATGGCACAGGCCATCTGCCAGAAGTCCCGGTGCCGGTGTGGCAAGGTCTCCTCGTAGGGGAAGAAGTAGGTGTAACCTTCCATCGGGATGCCGAAGCGCTTGGCCAGAATGTCGTTCCGGCTCGCCGGTGCTTTCTCGGCGCGCTCCACGTCCAGCTGGTAGGCTTCATAACTCACGGTCAACCCCAGGTTCGGGTTCGCCTTCACCCACATCGAAGGATCGTTCACTTCTTCAATGCTGTCCAGCTTGTAGTACCAGATGGACACATGCGGGTTGACGTAATCCCCTTTCAGGATGCTCATCAATTCCATTTTGATGGAGTCGCCGCAGCCGTTGCGCACCGTGCCCTCGCTGCTGGTCGCCACGATCAGGTAATCGTTCACCTTCGAACTGCCCTGCTCGATGGCACCAATGGGGTCTTCCCGGATGGGGCAGCTGAGCCACTCGTCTACTGTTGCCACCTTGTCTCTCCGGCCCTGCAGCTTGTCGATGCTCATGGGCCGAATTTCCAAAAGGCTGTTGGTCAGGAAGTTTTCGATGCCCTTCTTCGTGCTGGCCAGCTTCACCCTGCCGGAAGCAGCACCCGTCGTGTTCTGCAGGCTGCCTTCCGTCATAAAACGATAAAGAGGTCCTCTCGCCCGCGCGATCGCTGTGCGCACTGGTGAGAGGACTTCTTCTGCCTGTTTCATGGTGGGTGCTGTGGTGATCTGCTGGGTGGTGTACCCGTCTACGGAAAGAAAGTATTGCTGGATGCAGCTGTCGTACATGCTCTTTGCCGCACCGCGCGCCACGATCAGGTACTGCTTTCGAACCAATCGGTGCTTGATGCGCTTCTGCTCGTAGTGGCCGCCGTGTCCGTCCGGGTTCGGCTTGTAGACGGTGCGTTCCTCAAAGTAGTACCACCCGAAGATCTGCTCGGCCCATAGCTTGAAAGTCTCCAGCAGTTTCAGGTCCGTGCCATCCGTCAGGGTCAGCTCCCGTTCGCAGAATTTCACAAAGCCGTCCATGGCCTTGTCATCATAGTAAACGCCCGGGTTCGCGATCAGGTCGTCGATCCGGTTCATTTCCATGCTGATCTCTCTGCAAACAGGGATCTCCCCGCGCATCACGGCCTCCCGGAACCGGCCGTAGTAGATCGGCGTTGCCGTGTTCGAGAGTGCCATTTTGAATTTTTCCTTCCTGCGGGTGCGTTACGGTTTTGCCGCAGCACTGCGGCGGAACGCATTGCCGGTGATCTCCTTGAAATCATCATCGGTGATGATGCCCTTGATAACGTAGATACGCAGCATTGCTTCGCTGATGCGATTGCCGCGCCAGCGTTCCGCTAATTTTTCTTTCGTCGTCATAACGTCTGCCTCCTTATTCCGAAACCGTCGGCATGCTTAGCGCGACAATATCTTCCAGCGCATCTGCAATGCGCGTCTGATCGCTTACCGTATCTTCGGCGGAGCCCTTGCCTGCGGCATCTTCGAAGTTTTCAATGGCGTCCAAATAGTCCTGATCGGAAGTGCAGGCGCTGAAATCGCATCCTGCTTTGACCATCATGGAAACATAGTCATCAAAAACAAGCGCCACAGACCCGTTGATCACGCCGCCGCCAACGATCATTTTGGTGCGCTTTGCCCACGGATAACGAGAAAGCCACTGTTCTGCGGTGAGCTCCTCACCGATCGGCGTAAAAACAGGACTTACATTATCATAGATTTTGTAACGAGACACGTTTTGTCCTCCTTAACTTTGATTCTTTAACTCGAAATATTCGACGTACAAGCTTCCACCACCGGCAACCAGCGCATAATTTCCGACAGAGACGACCGTTGCCTTTGTTCTTCCCACGCTCAAGCCATAAGAAGTTCGCGTGAAAGAAGCATCAAAAACATCAACGACTGTGCTCTTGTTGTCTCCGCCTGCAAAAATCAAGCGCTTATCCATGCCGGAGCCCAATGTGCCTGTCGCGGTATTAGAACGACTGGAGCTCAAAGCAATCGTAGTGTCTCTGGTCAGCGACGCATTGTATCGGTCGATGTATGGCGTAGCCGTTGTGCCGCCGCCGAACACTGCATACCCCGCAAAAGACGCGCCCTGAAAATTTGTTCTGATTGCCGAGAGGTTCTCTAAAGTGTGCTTTGTCAACGCAGCATCGTAGCATTCCACCAGGGAATAACTCGTCGAGTCATCCTTGCCGCCTGCAAAGATCGCGTACTCGCCGATCGAAGCACCGGCCAGATAACATCGTGCCGTACCCAAAGCGGTAATTGTGCTCCGGGTCAAAGAATTGTCGTATGCGTCCGTTGTGTTGGAATTGGTGTTGTTGACCCATCCGGCAAAGATCAAATGGTTCGTGGTGTTTGCAGTAGCGCAGTTGCACTTTGCAGAACTTAGGTCCGTCAATTGCGTTTGCGTCAAAGATGTGTTGTATGAGATGGCCTCATCACATCTTATTATTTTTGCTTTGCCGAAAAGAGGTTTGTATAAATAATATCCGCCTGCGAAAACGGCTTTATTATTTATCACTCCACTCAACATGCCTGATCTCCATTTATCAGTATCTCTTGAGAAGCTAAGCTGCGCAATGTTTTGTGCAGTCAATGAAGAATCATAGGCATTTACGCTGTCCGAATAATTATATTCGTTTGATTGTCCATCGTCACCGCCTGCAAAAATCGCATAATTGCCAACGGACGCTCCAGCAACATTATTTATAAAACCAAAATTTCCATTTAAACTTTTCGAATTACCCATTCTTAATGGGACATTCGTCTTCCCTCCATAAACAATCGTTCTCAAATCCGAAAAGAATGGTTTCGCAACGCCATTTTTCCCGATATACGCTTTCCGAACCCTTCGCGCTTTCAAACCGGTAGAAACGCCTGTCTGAACATATTCAAGACGTTCATATTTTGCAGAGAGTGAGAAGGTTCCATCACTGTCACCATCGTTATCATGATGGATTTCGATGCTTATGGATTCTCCCGATTTGATTACCCCGGTCCAGGTTCCAGACTTGTTATAGGTACTGCTTGAGTTCCATTTTATAATATAAGTATCCCCAACTTTAAGGTATACTTTGACATCATCACTCGAATTCGAAGTAGAGCAATAAATCTTCCAATTGATGGTAATGGTCATATTTTTCGTTGCAGTATATGTGCCGCTGGTGCTTGAGAATGAAGTTGCCGGGCATTCATAAGGATTTGTCCCGGAGAAAAATTCAGGATAATTACCATACCCGATTTGCGTATTGACCGTTTTATTTTGATACCCGTAAACCGGTGATGACCCATTCACTCCGAGACGCAGGTGTTTGACTTCTCTTGCCGCATTGGATTTACCCAAATAAAATTTATGAGCCATAAGAGGGCCTCCTTACTCATAAACAAGGTAGATCGCGCCATCTTCCAATTCTGAGACACCGGCGGTCAGATCTTCTGTTCCCGAACCGATCTTGATACCGCCGAGGGCATTCAAAGTGGCCGCGGGCAAACTGTATTCCTGTGCGTTTGCACTCAGCGTGCCGTCCTTCTCCACCGTCAGTCCTTTGCCGACTTTGATTCCGCCCAGCTCGGCTGCAGTGGCGGCTCGATTCGGGAGATAGTTTTTTAAAAGCTCCGTGATTTCCCCATGCGTCGGATAATTCGATAAGTCGATCCGGGGCACGCTCTCGACCCAGACATTGGCACTGCCATCCCAGAGCCAGATACTGTTGGTGGAGCCGACGATAGCCCAGTCGCCCTTCGCGCCGTTCGGCACTGCAGCCGTCAGAGCTCCTTCTGTCTCAAACCAGCCTTTGTAGCCTTCCGCCACGGTGCGCACCTCATCCGCGTACTTTTTGGCGTTTGCTTCGCTGGTCTTCGTGTTTGTCTCGGAGATGGCTGCATTTGTTTCGCTGGTTTTGGCCGCAGTGGCACTGTCACCGGCTTTGGTCGCAGCGCTGCTTGCCGCAGTGGCGCTGTTGCTTGCCGCAGTGGCTGAAGTGGCTGCTTTCGCCGCAGAGCTTCCAGCGTTGGTTTCGCTCGTCTTGGCCGCGGTCGCGCTCGATTGCGCGGCAGTGGCGCTGTTGCCCGCTGCCGTGGCCGAAGTGGCTGCATTGCCCTCGCTGGTCTTTGCCGCGGTCGCACTGCTGCCTGCTGCCGCAGCACTTGAACTTGCCGAAGATGCAGAACCTGCTGCACTGGAAGCACTCCCAGCTGCCGCGCTGGCACTCCTGGCCGCACTGGAAGCACTTTTACCGGCATCATCAGCATAGTTCGACGCAGCCGTTTTGGAGCTCTCTGCCGATTTGGCATACGCGTCCATCTGCTGCAGCACGGTCCCGGCATGAACGGTCAGTTCGTTCTTCAGCTTGCTCAGGAAGTCTACGATCTGCGGCTGGTTGCCTTCCACGTCAACTTCCAGGCCTTCCAGCACGCTTGCCGCGCCAAGGGTCGTGTGATACGCCTTCTGCACCACGCCGCTGCTGTCGGCCGTGAAGCAGTTCACCACAAAAAGCACAGTGCCCTTTGTCATCACTGCGTCTGCATCCACCACCCAGATAAAGCTGAAGGTGTCCGTGTCCGCGGTCTTCTCGCTTACCGTGAAGTAGTTCGCCTCACCGTCCGCATTTTGATAGTTGATACGGATTTGGAAACTTGAGAGGTCGCTTCCGTGATAGTATCGGTTCATGCGGAAGCGTACCCGGTTCACATCCTTATCGCCCTCCACGCCCAGCACGACGCCCCGCTCGGGGACGGTGATGATGCGCAAATGTTCGTCAATGAGAAACGAAAGCTCGTCGTCGTTTTCGGTCGTTTCCGCCGCCAGCAGTTCGTCTACCGTCGCCATTCCATCCTCCTCTTTCAGTTTTCGTCGCCGCCAAGCCCTTCCAGACTCGTTCCGGTTCCAACGGTCGTTCCAAATGCCTGCGCCACGGTCCCGTCGGCATCCTTCTTCACACAGTACACCGTAAACCGCACCGTGCCTTTCGACGACACCACGTCTTTGCCCACCACCCAGGTGAACCGTACGGCATCTTCGCTCACGGTCTTGTCCGTGGTCGGGACAATCCCGCGTTCGCCTTCAGCATTGTCATAATGTACTTCGATGGTAAAATCCGAAAGGTCGGTCCCACGGTAGTAGCGCGGCATCCGAAAGCGGACCAGATTCACGTCTTTGTCGCCTTCCACGCCCAGCACTGCCCCGCGCTCCGGCACTGAAATGAGTCGGAAGTCCTTGTCAATGACAAAGCACAGTTCTTCTTCCTCCCGGTTCGGCTCGGCCATGCTGGCCAGCACATCTTCCACACTTGCCATCACGTCACCTGCTCGATCAGTACCGGGTTTGTCTTCATGCGGGTCTTGCCGGTCTGGCCGATCAGCTGCACCTTGAAGCTCCTACCGTCGGTCACTTCGTCCGGCACCATGCACTCAAAGTCCGCGTTCACAGCCATGGCGTATTCGTCGTTGAACACCAGCACCTTCTTGGCGTAGAGCCAGTCATTGTCCGCGATCTTCAGCCGACAGCGCAGATATCCCTTGCTCCCGGAGATGATGCCGCCAAAGTCGCCGTCCTTGCGCAGGGTCTGCCCCTCGACGGCAAACGGTAAAGTTCGCATTAGCTCTCCTCCTTGTCGCATTCCGTGTACAGCCGCCACTCCAGCTCACTGATGAGGTTCTTGGTGGCCTCCATCACGGTGCTCGACTGCGGCGGGTCAAACAGCATCCGCACCTTCAGCGCCACATAGCTTCTCACCGCCTCGATGTCCGGGCCGTCCGCCATGTACTGGCTCCATGTCGCCGTCGCATCGCTGATGGAAAAACCGCCCGCCGGGCCCACGCCCATCTGCCGCAAAATCATCAACACACTGTTGATGTGCATGATGAGGTCCGGGTCAAATGCCGTATACTCCTCGGTCAGACCAAGGAGTTTCTTTACCGAGGTCAGTATACTGTCCATTGTTTATCTCCTTAGTCCACGATGCACTGGTTGTCCCACTTCTTGTAGGCATCCAGATAGGTCTCGCCCTTGTCGCCGTTGTGGGTGACTTCGTAGTACATGCCGTCCGCCACGGTGGTGCTCACCAGCGCCTTCCAGTTCTGCAAAGTCTTCGAGAACCAGACGACATACACGTCATTCAGCGTCAGCTTCACACCGCTGGTCGGGTCTGCGTGCTCGTTGAAGTAGTCCACCACCAGCTGGCGTGCGTAGGTCATAAAGTCGGTTTTGTTCATTTTGAATTTCTCCTTTTCAAAAGAAAAAGCGCACCAGCTGTTAAGCCAGTGCGCCAAAGTAATATTGTTTTTATTCTCTTAAAAGTCCAAAGAGTTCTCCGAGATTGCTTCCGAGCTTATTTAAAAGCTCGTCTCTTGAGCTGCACAACTTGTTAGCTCTCTCGATTGCTGTATCAATATTCGGAAGGAAATATGTATCAAATGTTTTTCTCTGTATTCTTTTCCCGCCTCCTGTTTTCTCAAGCAGGTGTTTGTCCACAGTTTCATCGTTAAAATCAAGCATTTTTTCAAGTTCATCCGCATACTCAGACTTTACATCCGCAACATGGAGCAAGAGCCAGAATTCAAATCTGGGATTTGTAAGAAAGCAGCGATATCCTTTCTCATCACACTCTTTGAAAATCTCCGTCATGTTCTCTGGGCTGTGACTTCCTGCATCTCGGTCAATAACGATTCCAAAAGCATCGTTTTCTCCATTATTGGCACCTTTGAACTTGTTGAGAAAACGTAAATACACCAAATCAAGCTGTTCTTCTCTCAGGTACGCTTCAAAACGTCTTTTTTCTTTTTCTTCGATTGTCTCAGGTTCCTCGAGATATTGATGAATAAATTCCTTAGAGTAGTGTTTTAGTTCCAGCGCATCAATTTCATCTTCAAAATTTCCATTGTTCCTTATTTCAAGATAATTGTCGAGCAGTTCCACTACTTTTTCCGGTGAGCTTGAAGTATCTCTGCGTCCCAGCACATGAATTTCGATGGCCGACTTAATTCCGATTTTCTCGCGAGCCTGTCTCACATATTCGAAATACTGCCGTTCTGTCACATCGCCCTCGACGGAGAGATAAACAACACGCTTTATATTTTGCGTTTCTGGTCTCTCATATCGTGTTGACGCAGACAACCTAGGAGGGATTGCCATATTTATACCTCCTCGCTGTCGATTTCCGAAATACAAGGAATTGCACCATAACGCCCCTGAACGTAATCATTCAGAATATTCTTATTGTTACGTGTTTTAAACTCACTCAGTGAATATAGCCGTGTGCTATGCTCATCATCTCTTTCAGCAAACCATATTTCATCTTTTCGCAACAGATTCAAAGTCAGAAGATTCAAATCATGTGTCGTACAAATCATTTGACAAGCGCTGCCGTCCGTTAATTCAAAGTATCTTCGAACAAACTCTTCTGTCAGCTTACTGTGAAAACTACGATCCACCTCATCGATAAGGACAACTCGTCCATCTTTCACTACTTCGTACGCAGGAATTAAATCGAACAGTCTTTGCGTTCCATCCGACTCGTCAAACAAATCAAACAAATCCTGCTGATTACCATGATTCATCATGAGTTCTTCTGCCATCAATTCTCCATTTTCCATGGACAAAACAAATCTTCTGTTGTCAATACTAATGGATTTTTTGGCTCCCTCATTCATGGATGTGCGTACTTCTTCATGCTTTTGAATTTCGTCTTCTATAATAGAAGTAACTTGTTCAATTTCTTCTTTCGCCATGAACGACAGAGCTTCTTCCAAAGTTTTCTTCTGGGAAGAAATACTTTCTATACCGGTATCAAATCCCGAAAGCATCTGGGCAAGGGAGGTTGTATCACCACTGTCGTTCACAAAGAAATTGTTTATGTCCCTGGCATGGCTATAAGGATAAATCACTACAATCTTCAGGAACCAATTATAAACAACCTTTAGCGGCCTAAAGACAGAATCTTCATCGATATCTTTTTTGGCGATTTCACTTAAAAGCAACCGATTTGCGCTAATATCTGTTTTATATACTTCATAACGCATTTCATCTTTTGATTTTTTGGGAATTTCTAAGTCCGTTCTTGTTTCATGTTTCTCTATGTCTCTCTCAAAAAAGCAGATTTCTTTTTCACCGGTAATATCATAGAGCCATTCTGCTTGAAATTCTTTATTTCGATAATCGATAGAAAAGCCATAAGAGTACAGTCCACTATTTGTAGCCAACTCTATTTGGAAAACTCCCGGGCGCTTGCTGCAAGAAGAATCGATTCGGAAGTATCGATCACGATTCCTCCCCATTCTTGAATCTCCGGAAATTACAATATGACGCATAAAGTCAATCGCTCGTACGAAATTCGACTTTCCAGCAGCATTTGCTCCGAAAATAAAGCTACTTTTTAAAAGTCGATTTCCATTCATCGACACAATGTGCGAAGGATGCCGAGAGCCCTTTCCAGCTGCCATAGAAAAGATTTGCTGTTCTTTGAATGACATATAGTTTTCAACAGAAAAACGAATAAGCATGACCATTCTCCTTCCTTCAAACTATATTATACACAGCTCTTTCGTAATCTTCAATCGATTTTTGAGAATTTACATGCAATTTTGTCCATCATCTGACGACAACAGCGTTTTTATTTCCATAGGCAGGTGTCGCCCGGTCTGCGTTCGGCAAATACCGGCTTCAAGATGCTGTCGTCTCCGTAGTGAATAGCCTTGTGCGTCCGGTCACTCACGCAGATCACGTTCTCCGGGTCGAGCAGTGCATCTGTGTGCCCAATCACATCCTCTTTCGTCAGCGGATTCATATGGTGAATAATAATTTTCGGTCGGATGGGCTTGCCATTCCGTATCACCCAATCCGTGATCTCGCGGTCAGGACAGCCAAGATCGCATCCCGCATCCCGTACAATGATCTTGTCCCGGAACTGCCGCCATTCTCTCGACTGGTAAAAGCTCTGGTTCAGATATCGGTCAAAGCCAAAAGTATCGTATCCAACCGTACCGTGCAGCTGCAAATAGTGGAAACGGTCTTCAAAGGTCGCATACTGGCAAAGCTCAGAGTATGTCTTCCTGTCCATATGCTCAGTACCCAATACACCAGCAGACCATGGCAAATGCCGTGCAGATCATTGAAAGACAGATCAGTTTGCCATGCAGGTTCTCAAGGCCTCCCGCTTCGTCATGGCAAACACACTCAAATGTAAAGATCAGTGTACACCAGCATCCGAACCCGCCGATCCGCTTATCAATGATCCTTGGGAGTCCAACCGCGATGGCCGTCAGAAGCGACAGAATACTCGGAGGCAGATACCACCAGTAGCGTGTGCTTGTTGGTTGTTCTCTGTCCGTAAGAATACACGCCAGCTGAAGCCACGGCAGTGCTGCCATCAGCCAGAAGCAAACTTTCTCAAGTCCAGTCATTGCCGTCGTCCTCCTCGTCCTGTCCGTTATATACCCGCATGGCCTTGATGGCTTCGGCATATATTTCTTCGGTGTTCTTCGCCGCCTGCAGTGCTTCGGTCTTTGCCCGCAGAAGTTTGTTTTCTTCTTCCAGCTTCTCTTTCTCCAGCTCTGACTTGAATGTAGCCAGTTTCAGAAAATGGGTCGTCTCGGCCGAGGAAGCAGTGCCTTCCCGCAGCCGCTTTTCAACCAGATCCATTGCCAGAGAGATCATCTGGTTCTCTCTCGCCTCCGGAGACAATGCCGGCCGCATTCCGACATCCTCGCCAGATGAGACCTTTCTTGTCTTCATGCGTTTTCATTCCTTTCGGGCGGATCCGTGTTACCGGGTAACCGCCTCATATGTTTTCTCGAAGATATCAGGCTTACAGGGATAAATTTCACCCTTGATTCCCTGGATCACATAGTCGCCATAATTCGCATGATGCCAGCCTTCAAGCGTTTTAATGTCGGCATTCGTATCATGTGCGTGATAAAAGCCGGAACTCTGTCCGTGCAGAATGATGTCATTCTTCGCAACGGCATCCGTGAACCAGTCCGGCATATTGTCGATGCCGAGCTGAAATGCCTCGATCACAACAGGCTTCTTTCGAAATTTCATCGTCATCCTCTTTTCGAGTTTTGTCTTTTTATTCTCTTTCGTACGGGTTTATCGTCACTTCTATTAACTTTCGTGCCGCTTTTGAGCACTTTGCGTTGACTTTGAACGACTTTTGCAATACTTTTCTGCACTTTTAGCTTTTGTAAAGGCTTATGGGAGCTGTTAGAGAGAATGTTTTTATGAAGGTAAAGGAGAAATCATGATGCCGTAAAACCCAAAAAGCAAGCCATTTGAAAGGAGGTGTCAGAACACTATCCCATAAGCCCTTACAAAAGCTCTGATTGCCAAAACAATCAGAGCAGAAAATCCAATACCCGGCTCTGTCTACACCCAAAGCCCAAATATCAATTTTACCTCCGGGGAAATATCAAAGACCGGCGCGATTTAGGGAGGGGGTGGATTTTTCAGACCCCCTCCCCCTGTCTAAACGTTCTGTTTAAGCAGCGTTGTCACCGTTTTCACTGTCGGGAAGGGTCTTTTTGACCTTCCGGTACAGGTTCAAAGGATCAGCTTTGATAATTTGATCGATTGCCTGCTCAATTTCATAAGCATTTTCGTTATCAGACAGCTGATCCGAGGTGTACGCGAGCCGCGCAAGGAGCCCGCAGGAGTTGTAGCCGTGGTCACAGTCAAAACGATACCACTGATCGAACTGGTCGTGCGGATCATAAGGATTATCGACCGTAGTAATGAAACAACGAACCATAATTTTTTCTTCCTTTCGACCTTATTTGTTCAGAGCATCGTAAATCGTGGACTTCGGAACGCCACAAGCTTCGGCAATTTGCTCATAGGTGTATCCACCAGTGAGCATTGCTTTTGCTTTACTGAGTTTTGCAGACGAAAGCTTTGCAGTTGCTTTTGGCATTGCGCGCTTAACGATTTCAGTTGAATCAGAAGAATTCAAGAACTTTGTCAGCAGCGAATCAGAAATTGCGTGCTTCTGAACAGCTTCCCATTCGCGGTCGCTGAAGACGATCTTGGTCTTACTACTGTTAGCCCCAACCTGTTCACGGGCGCGCTGCATCTCGACACTTGAGATCTTCTTGATTTCTTTCTTATCGTCCTTATTGTTGTAGTCCAGACCGCGAGCTTCGACAATTGCCTTGATTTTGGAGTTTGCGATGATCATGGCACGGCGCTCTTTCGGCTTATTGGCCAGAACAGCCTGATACTTCTCGTTCAGGGACGCCACTTCTGCGGCATACTCCTTGGCTGCTGCCGGGTCACGCTGGATGCCCTTCATGTTGACGGATTCCTTGCGTGCCTTGTTAGCCATTGCCTTCAGAGAGTTAGAAAAGTCTGCATACAATACTTCCTGCGGGGTTCCGGTCTTCGAGGACATAAGCGTACGTGCATCATCTGTTACTGAAATCAAGCTAACCTCAGTCTCTGCATTGTGCTCCTTCCCCTGTTTGTCCTTGTAGACACGGCCACTCTCCTTATAGATAGGTTCGCCCGTCTCTTTGTCAATACGAACGCTACCACGACGTTCGGGAATGCGGACAGTCTGCTTACGACGGGACAGCAGGGTAGATGCACCGCCATACTTCTCGTATGTGTTACCTTCCTCATCTGTAAGCGTTCTGATCTGGTACTTACGTTTCAGTTCCTGGATTCCATTCTCTTTCTCGGAGCGCTTGTAATCCAGCTTGTGCTTCTCCGCATCAATAACGACCATGGAGTGGCGCACTGCACGCTCCAAATCTTCGGTCGGTGCTCCGCGCAGTGTCATGTCAGTAATGAGATTGGAGATGATACCCATCTCTTTCTGCTTCTCATCCTTCTTCATCAGGCGCACATTGTTAGGATTGCCTTCGGGAACAGCATAAGAGGTCTTCGGGTCAAAACCCTTCAAGCCGGGCAGCGGATCAGTCGAGTTGATACGCACCTTGTCACTCATAGGAATTGCCATGACCGTGTCGCCATCGAAGTCTGCACCAGACAGGCGCTCAGCCACCTTGGAACTGATACCGATTGCATCGCGGACATTACCGAGATTTGCTTTGCCACTGGCATTCTTGTTGTTTACCGTGACAATCGGAATCTCAAAGGTACCTGCATGAGGATAGCGAACCAACGCAAGCTGGGTACCATTCTCATATGTAGGGCAGTAAGCTTCAGTCTCCTTGATCTTGTCCAGAGGAAGGATGACTTTCGTTGCCTGACCGGGAAATGCCGATGCCTTCAGCGTCATGGATGTGCCATCGCACTTCTCCGCGAAGTCCATCAGCATCTTTTTCTTGACGGTCGGGTTCGTGTAGTGCATGATCTCGTCGTACTCAGCCTTATAATCGGCCATGGTGAGATCAAGCTGCTTCTTAATCAGCGGCAGGGGTTGCTTAGAAAGAAACTGAGATGAAACGCTCTTGGACATATCGTCCCAGTCGCCTTCCCACTTCAGTTTGTTGATGGGAGAAAGATGCTCTTTACCATCTTTGCCAACATAAGTGCTCTGACCTTCAGCAGTAATGGCTGCGCCAAACGGATTGCCCGGGTCGTTCTTGATTTCCTTGAAGACCTTCATCTTAGGCGTACCAGAAGGTTTGTTCGTGTTGAACACAATGTCCGCACCATCCTGCATATTGTCGGAATACATGGCCATGCCCTTCAGATAGTGGCTGTTGTCCACCATGATACGAACCTGAGCATAATGGGAATTGCCCAAATCCAGATCAGGCACACCACGGCGAATCTCCATGACGCCGTCCTTTGCAAGACCGCCTTCATCGCCATAGCGAACGGCAACACGCTTTGAGTCTAAACTCGAAGGAGGCTGCAACTGGCGAAATGAACTGCCACCATCATCAGAATGATAGTCGCCCAGAGACTGGATGTCACCCTGATGCTTATAGGCATAACTCTGGTCATATTCCGGCTTTGCCAGAACAGTGATGTTGGTCTGCTGACGGAAGTTGGTGGGCTGCTTGATGCCGACGCCATAGCGCTTGTAGCCATGCTCTGCTTCCAGAATATAAATGGCTTCATCCATCTTACCTTCCGATACACCGAGAACCAGATTTGTGCCTTCTGACACATCAACCATGCCCTTCTTGTCTACTTCCTTCTTCAAGGTTTCAGCAATCTTCTCGGCTTGATCTTTCTTGGTGCCGACACCGTTCTTATACATAGAGCGAACGGTGGATTCCGGAAGGCCGAGCTTCTGGCCGATCTCAGTCCAGCCCATGTCAGGGTTTTCCTTCTTCAGCTTCTGGATGTCGTCCCACTGCTGCGCCTTGCGGTCATGACCAGCTTTGGTTTTGGCAACACGGAACTCTGTGGCTCCGAGCTTATAATCGTCGGGCAGGGTGCTGTTGATAGCATCGAGGATTTCGCCTTCCACCATACCTTTATTCTTCAGCTGATCTACGCGAGACAGGAAGTCGCCAGAATGCTGATACGGGGTCTCACCGCTGCCCCACGGATAGCGGCCAGAATGACGTTTTGTGCCATAATGCTCCAGTGTATCGCCTTCGCCGCCATACTCGATGCCAAAGTAGTTCTTCAAATCTTTCTCAACCGGGTTCATCATATCAGCACACTCCCATTCTCAGCTTTGCAATGATCGGATCAAACTCACGAATTTTGTCCATAATCGGATTGATGTCATCAGGGCCAGGATTCGCGATGAGAATATCATCGGACTGGTAGATGCGGTTCTCGATCTGGATTTTCTCGGGCTTGATTCGATATTCGAGGCAGAACAGTGCGTCATAAATCAGCAGTTGTTCCATGTGCGCCGGAATCATTCCGGTCTTGAGATCGTGGATACGAAGAATATCATCTCGGAAGCAGATGGAGTCTGCCGTTCCGAAACAGTTGTCAGAATAATAGAGAACCTGCTCAGGCGTCATACGGAAGCCAATAGCATCGTTGACATAATTATTCAGGGTTTTCTTTGAACGGGGAAGCTTTTGGCCAAGTTCGATGCACTTTGCTGCGAACTCGTGCAGTTCGGTGCCTTTCTGTGTGGCCATAAAGTTCGTATAGACAACGGCAAGTTTGTCGGGATCATAATTGATCCAGCTATACTTACTAGCGCTGAGAAAAGCGTGCTGTCCTCTCAGACGCGAATGATCGTTGAAGGTCATTCAGAATCTCCTCCTTATTTTCCGGGTAAATGAACGCCGCATAGCTCATCTGATTCATCAGGTTCACATAGTAATCCTGATTCGGCCGATGCGGGGCATTCGCAGTGCGCTTACCTTCGAGTGCTGCCCACCTATCACAATATAAAACCAAGAGATCAGGCATTCCCTGAATCTCGGTCGGGTCAATGTGCAGGACGATACAGCCCGGAAAGCGCTCTTTGAGTTCTCTTACCAGGTTTGTTTTGAATCGGTTTTCCAGCATAAAAATCTCCTCCAAAAAGAAAGAGGAGTAGCACGTTTGGGACGCACTCTCTCCTCTCCATAAAAGGGACAGTATTTTTCACGCGGGTCAAAACAGCCCAAAACGGATGCAAACGGACGAAAACAGTCCAAAACGGATAAAAACAGAAATTAGGGTTGTAAAAAAGAAAGAGCCACAGATTTCTCTGTAGCTCCTCGCTTTAAGTCAATCCAACACTTTCATTTCATCAAGAATATCGCTCAGCCTTTCACCATTTTTCTTTCGCCTGTCGATTTCAAGCCATTCTTCATTCGTCAGTTCCCGACGCAACTTCCAATAATGGCCAAGACTCCGATCATAGCAATACAAGTCCTTCAAATCTTGCTCTTTGGCCAACACCGCGTGTTTTGACAGCATTTTTGCACCTGCTGCCACACCGCCAACGACAATTGGTCCATAAGTGATGATTTGCTCCTTGTGCTCATAACACCAAGTCTGTACCTTCATTTTCTTGTCCTGGAACCATTCCCGAATCTGAGCCTTCTTTCGTGCTCTTTCGAGTTCGTCCATAGTGTAAACCTTTGCCATAAATATCTCTCCTTTATATTTTTTGTTTGGATTTCTCCATAAGGGATCAAGTGTTTTTCGCGTCCGGGCAAAAGAAAAAGACGCAGATTTCTCTGCGCCTCTTATCTCTAAAATATCATTCGGGTCGATGCTGATAGAAGAATAAGTACCAGTCGGGCACTCCGGCTTCCAGCATTCGCCCATCGTCGTACTCAAACTTTCCGTAGTCTTCGCTAAGTTCGAGGTTTGATGTCTCATACTCATCCAAGCTTATCGGATGATTGATCTCATCTTCCGTCTTTGTAATGTCACACGCCCGGCAGGTCCAGTAACCCTGCACGTCTTCGGTCATTGGCCGACCGCATTCGCACACAGGAATCTTCGTATGCAATTCTACGAATTCGTTTGCATAGCAGGTCACAGGATTTCCGGCAGCGTCCGTAGCGGTCCATTCTTCAAAGCCATCGTCGTTGATAAAGCGGTTCATATAAGCCATCTTTATTACCTCATAAGCATCTAATCGGTGTGTACAACGGTCGTCTCGAGTATACAACGCTGGTCGGGTTCTTACAAGTTTTTCGCCTTGAACTTTTCGTAAATTTTGGCTCTGCCCACTTGCCCACTTTTTTCTCTTAACTATATATAATATTTTTATTTTTTATAGTGTAAATAGAAATAAAAGTGGGTTTTTTGGGCAGAAAGGCATTTTTCTTCAAAAATATAGCGTATTTACGCAATATTTTGTTTAAAAATCGTGCCCACTTTTGATTTTAAAAGTGGGCAGAAAGTGGGCAAATGGCCAGAAATTGTGAAAGTTTTGTTAACAAAATGCCCGATTTTCTAACCTAGAATAGAATTTCACGCTTCTGACACGACTTTACCCAGAAAAAAGTGGGCACGAATTTCAAAAGTGGGCAAAGAAAAAAGACGTCGAACAATTCGCTGACGCCTCTTTTCAGCTAAATTCTAGCTGCTGTCAATGCCAATTTTCATCAGTTCATCATCTCCTCTTCTTCAATTTGATTCAAATATTCGGCCGCCGCATAAATGAAATCTTTCGGCGAAGGCGGTCTATTCAAGGGTCTGCCCATCACTTTTTCCATGACATGACACTGCTCACGCCATGCGATGCCAACCGCTCTGCGAATATCATCGTCAAGACGTTTCCTATCTCGTCCGTATTTGCCGCTAAGGTAGTCATAGCATCCGATCAGCCCTCCCGAATGCTGCCCCTCTGCTGCATCAATTGCGTCACCAAGCATATTGAAGCCAATCAGCCACGGCCCAATGTTGAGTGATCTCAGAAAATCGCGTGTCCGAGCTCTCATTCGATCACCTCCTTTCAAAGTCGCACCGTAAATGCCGTAAAAATCCCGCATCCCAGAACAAGGAAACTCTTTAGAATATCTTTCCCAGGCACAGTCACATGCACGATTTTACCCTCTCGTCTAGTGCGGACGCCAATCTTAAAGCCACTCATAAATGCGTGCGCGTACAGGCAGCACATCAAAGCGGCAAGCAGAAATCTTATCATGAACTCACTTCCACTTCTTTGCTGATTTTTACAAGCTTAATGGCAAGCCGCAGAAGAAGCATCTGGGTTTCTTGGGCGTTCTTGAGCATTGCCGAAATATCCTGCGTTGATGAACGACTTTTTACTATCAAGGACACATAGGTATTCGGGTCAAACGTTTCTGCATAGCTTACCAGCATATCCACAAAGTCCTCGCCATTAAGTATGACCCTAAATCCTCCTGTTGAGGTATTACGGTAAAGATTTGTACCGGCTTTAGTTCGGAACGTTCCAAAACCGAACTCATGAAGTGCGGCAATATATCTTTCATCAATCTCTTTCATGCTTACTTCACCGTGCTTCCTTTCCCGTCTGGTCATCCTTCGGCCAGTACGTGTAAATATCATCGAACACCACCGGAATCTTGCTCTGCAGTTCCTTCAGCAGCGGGCACATCAGTTCTCTCATCTGAGGATGGGCCGCCACAGGAGTACGCAGCTTGAAGATGCTGCGCCACTCACGGTAGTTGGCCGTCACCACGATCTCGGTCTTCAGGCATAATGGCAGCACACAACGAGCCTGTTCGGGACGCATCTTACGGTCATTGACCATGCAGAGATACGCCGCCTCAGCATCAGCACACACAGTTTCCCATGCATAATACTCCCGTGTGCCATCCGAAATGTAACTCGGCTTCACAAAGCTCAACTCTCCGCCAAACTTCTCCTTCGAGTAGTTGCAGTACCGAGTGCTCTCCTGCGCAAAGGAGGCAATGCGGTGCCGCACCAGCTCATTGGCCACACCACGGTCGCACGTGAAGAGCACGCTCAGCTGAGAATGCTCCAGCATAGCCTCATGCCCCTGCTTCACCAGAAAGCCCACCAGCTTCTTTGCCGACTCACCGTCCGGCGTGATCTTGTCCTCGCTCTTGTAGCAGACCCGGGCAACGCGCTCGATCTGCTGCAGCTCCTTGATGCCGCCCTCAGAAATATCAGTGAGGATTTCGTACTTAGGTTTAACAATTTTCATAATTAAATCTCCTTTTCATCAGTGAATCCACCATTTCGAGCTGACTGAGGCTCTTTCCGTTGCCCCTTTGTGGAACTACGTACCCGAGATGAGCCATATGTTTATGGTCACAGGATTTCACTTTGGGGCACTTCTGGCATTTTGGAGCAAGAATGGTAATCGCTCCAAAGTCTTCGTTCATAAACCAACCTCCTTCTTCAACTTACACTCCCAGTCGCCGCAGATATCTCCGCAAGCGAACTTCTTCGCGGTCTTCATGCCTTTACGGATGGCCTCCTGCTTGTCGGTCACTCTGACTTCAAAGGTCTGATGCCCACCGCCGTTGTCTGTGCAGGAAAATATAAAGGTATACTTTCTCATGCTTCTTGCCTCTCAAAATTCAGCGGATCATACACATAGCCCATAGGCCAGCCCAGACGTTCTAGCCAACACGGATAATAGCGAAACGGAAGCTCCAATCCGAACCAGTTTGCGTTCAGAATCATAGCCCCTTCGCTTATAGCAAGCGCGAAATGGAACCTGAAATATTTTCTTGATGCAGATTCCACTCGGTAAAGTTCAAGTCCTGGAAAGCACATAAATAATTCTCCTAGTCCTCTAATACCATAATGATAAAGTCAATAATGCTGTTCAAAGCACCGACGATTTTAAACAAAATATCTTTCACGAGATTCTGTCGTTTTGGGGTTATTACAGGTGCTTCATGCCTCTGAATATCTACGCTCGGGCTTTTAACGACGTACTCTATCGGCGCATTATTTGCATACAATATTTCCACTTCTGTGCATTTGTCAATCAAGGCCATGTATTCTCGCATCTCATTTGCGCTCATGCCGCCGTAGCGAATGCTTTGAAGTGCTTGATTATATAAGTATTCCTCCAATGCTTCTCACCTCACAGCAAAATCCGAAATAGCGTGAACCAGATTACCTTCAGCGTAACTGTAATGATAATCAGCCACGCGCAGATAACCATGGTCAAAGCCAGCACATGTCCGAAGAACACTCCGAGCTTTGTCCAAATATCATTCATCCTTATCAACCCTTTCGAACCCTGCAAAGTCTCCAATACCAACATGTCCGCCCTTACAGAAATGAACCGGTTGAAACTTCATACAGCTATCAAAATGGTGAACCGCATCGTCTAAACCACAATAATGATATTTGCTGTCGAATTTTCGTTCACAGTACCGGCACTTATAGGTCGCCTTATACACAATCACCCCACACACCTCCTCACAGCATCCACCCGGCACTCCGCAGCGTTCAACTCAAAAATAGCCGCATCCACAAATTCCGGGTCGCAGTGCTCGAAGTGGTTCCGAGCCACCTCCAATGCCTGCAAAGCCTCCCGCAGGGTGTTCACCGTCGTAGGAATCGGCTCCATGCGGAATATCTTTTTGACATACTCAGCGATTTTTCGCAGCATTTCTACACCTCCACATCTTTGTGACCTGACGAGCCGTGAGCCAGCCCTCAACATCATCATGGCCAAGCAGTTGCGCGCCCATCACCTCGATAAGCCCCTGCTCAAAGCCATAGGAACCCCAACCCCAAATGCCATCCCAGATACGATCTCCAGCAGCATCATATGCAACGATTTGCTCGCCACCATCGTGTCGTCCGCCCGGAAGAAACTCCTGATTGTCCGGTCTGTCCATCTCTGGCCAACGGCGTCCATAAGTATGCGGAACCTTAGCGTGCTTCAGCAGAATATCCAGCTTCTGCATCTCGGTCATGTGATTCCAAACCCGGAGCTTCCAGGTTTTCTTTGACATATTTCTCATTTCTGCATTTCCTTTCGTCAGCCTCCATGGTCTTTGCGATTTTATGCTGAATATAAAGCACACAGCCATCCTGACTATCACACCCGAATGAAGCCAATAGTCCAGCAATAGCATTCAAAGAGTTCAAATCCTCTTCAGCAAATATCATTTAGCGTTCACCGTTCCTCCTGGTACTCTACGATTTTGGTCACTTCGCTCTGAACCCGGTGTAAGAAACCACACATACCCGAGTAACCGCATTCCGCCAATGTGTCCGCGATATCGTCCAAAATATCCATATCGGCTCTTGTGAGATTAACTTGAGGAATAACTTCAATGTTCTCCTCTGTGATAAATGGGGTATAGTCCCCACAATGGCAGCATTTAATGTTCATGCGTTGCATACAAGCATCTCCTTCGATGATAAAAATAAAGAGCCGCAGATTTCTCCACGGCTCCCGCCTTAATGATTAGTTCGCATTACCGTTCCATAAAATCCTTATCTACTAAGTCATATTCCACATCATGGTCATTGGAATTGCCAATAAATATCGAAAACGCCTTATCAAGGTCTGTAAAATCACACACTGCAATTTCATTATTGCTGAATGCAGGTGAACCAACTAAAGCCTCGCACATACGGTCACGAAATTTAGCCATTTCCTCAGGATTCTTGCATTTGATGTTCAGAACAATCATAGTTCGTACCTCCAAAACATAATTTCGAGACTAATCATCTCATAAAGCAGCCCGTTATTTTCGCGTCTTCTCCTCGAACTTCACCGGCTTCTTATTACCCTCCCGCGCACACTCCGTCAGGCACTCATTGCAGGGCTCATCCGTCTCCAGTACCTTGAAGTTCTTGCACTTCGGGCAGTAGGTCGCATAGTCCACTTCGCGCATCCAGTCATTCATCAGGCTTCACCTCCGAAATAAAAGTGTCCTTTCCGCAGCGAGGGCAACGTGCCAGAACATCACCGTTATGGATTGTGCACTCCTTCATGCTGTTCCAGTTAGATGTAGGAATCCCAAAATGAGCATTACAGCCACCGCATTTAACGGCAACGAGCTTTTCGTCAGGATCTGCAAGTCCATCAAGGTCACCGATATATTTCTGCACCCAGTGCTCATTGCAGAAAGGGCATCTAATAATCTCATCCTCGACAGGAGCTCCGTTCATATCATATGACCATACCTCAGGAGCAACCGGATGTTTCTTCCCGCAATAAACGCACTTAACCGATATCCAAGGACGTTTTTTCTGGGTCTTCTCCTGCTTAACGGAGAACCTATCATCCAGAATATCTTTTATAGAAACGATCACCGAATGGTTACAATAGTTGCATTTCAACTCAACTTTTTCATTGGGAACGCCTACTCGCCACGCTACCCCATCGCAAATCTGACCATTCTCTTTAATAATCGTAGCCTCACAATTGGGGCAAAGGACTTGATAGTTCTTTTTCTTAACCTCCCCAACCTTCACAGCAAACCTATCATCCAACTCCGGGTGCGTCTGGCGCTGGTTCAAAGCCCAGAGCAGATTCCAGCAGGCAGCGCGCAGGTGGTCCTCGTCATCCATGCCAACCATGTACTTTGCCAGATGCCGAGCAGCACTGTCCAGCAGCGAATGCAGAGGGATGCCCTTGTCCACGTTGTGCTCGCCGTACTTCAGAGCACCTTCCTCGCAGTGCTTGCTGACTTCCATGATGCCGTACCAAGGCAGAAGGTCCATCCTCCCCTTCCCTGCATGCATGTCACGCTTGGCACCAGTTTCAAACTCCGTGCGGTCTCCAGAATCTTTAATCATTTGTCTTACCCTCCAGTTCGTTGATACGATTTGCTAATGCTGCTCGTGCCGATATAAGCGAAATAAAATCCAAGAAATTCTCATCTGTACCCATTTTCATTATGATTGCTGCACATAGAGGATTAACTCTACAATATCCAGCGATTTCTGCCTGATAGCGGTCCTTTTATTCCTTTAATTCCGCAAGATCAGTGCAGTTTCCAAGATCGTGCATGGATCCAATCATTTCAAAATCCCCCAAATCTGCTCCGGCGAACGAATGAGAAACCAGCCGTATGTATAGGTATCCTCTCGCTTCTTCACAAGCTCGACACCAATGAATTCGCCCATTCCACGAATTTGAAGCACCGCCTGAAATCCCAACTCAGTCACTTCTTTGTTAATGTAGTTGGCCGTTGTGGAATACTGGTGAGTAGGCTCAAATCTCTTGACCCTTTTGCATTTGCTCTCCAGCATACGCTCGATTTTCTTAATCGTCTTCTTCGACGGGTTGCACATAAATATCACTCTCCATAAAATTTTCTCTCATTGAATTTTTTCTTGTCGTTCAGTGCTCGCCCAATTGCCAAGTCAATACCCGCCCGAGACTTCAGATGATAGAACCACAAATCCGTATACGGTGTATTCAGCCGGTCGATGCGCCCAGATGCCTGGCCCATGACCTTATAGGAGTAGTTCTGGCTATAAAAAACAATGGTATCTGTCTTGATACAGTTCCAACCTTCTGCTCCGGCGTTGTACTGTACAAGATAGACCCACTGCTTTCCTTCCGGAATCGGCTGATGCTTATGGCCATTCCATTGGGCAACTTCCACACCATTGTCGTATGGCAGGTTCATGAGAATATCCAGCTCATAGTCGAAGTTATAGAAGATGATGACTCTCGGATGTGTCATGCAAATATCAAGCACCTCTTGCTGTCTGCTCGGGTCTGTGTTTACAAGCTTCCGCAACAGATAACAAAACTCGCTTGCAGTTTCGATGGGTCGGTTCTCATAAGGATTCCAGCGTGATTTATGGATTTCCTTATACTTCATCTTGTCAAAGTCCACATAGACCGTCTCATGGTGGGGTATCGTCGGCCGCTTGAAGTCCATATCCACCAGAATCCTGTCACGTAATCGCACAAGTCTTCCAGTGTTGATGTATCTGTCAATTTTCGGGAACTTCGAGAATCGCGAGTAGATTATATGTTCGTTTTTGAACTGAGTTCGATTCTTATAGAACCCATTTGCAACGAATACCGGGATGTAGTCCGTCCAGCAGTCACCGGGCGTAGCACTGAGCAAAATCCAGTCGTTCTCTTTCGTGATTTTCAGAAATGACTTCACCCACTGTCCATCTCCAACGACACGCTGTTCGTCAAATATAAAGAAGGCGTCTTTCGCTCCAATATACTTGTGAACATTGTTCCAGGAATCCACTACGACCTTATGCTTATACATTCGAACACTCTCGTCCGTTGTCATCATGAAAGGAATCATTTCTTCTTCCCATTCGAGTGTATCCCGTTTGCGTGCCGTCGTGATGATGTACAAATCCTGCGGAGGGTCACGCATTTTTACATACCGCTTGGTGTTGACCTTCCCGCCATTTTTGATGTAGTAGTAAGCCAGTCCAGTCCGGCTCTTACCACTGCCCACGCCACCGCACAGAATGCAGCCGTTTTTCATTCGATTGACTGCATCTAGCTGGTAGTCGTAGAGTTTTACTCCTGACAATATGTTCGCCTCATTTCCTTGTGAGTATGAATTGATTCCGGCCTGCATCGACGTTCGTACGCAAGCAGCCTGATCGTCGCTTCCTCTTCTTCCGGAGATTCATCAGGCAGAGTGTATGCAAATATCTCTTTTCCCTGATACTCGAAGACCTTCCAGACTCGATATCTGTATGCCATAGCAGTACCTCCATAAAAAGAAAAGAGCCGCAGATTTCTCTGCAGCTCCTCGCTTTGTCAGTAGATTTGAACTCCTTGCATCTCCAGTATGTTCTTGAAAATGGCACAGTTTTCAATTGTACTCTTGTACATGCTCGCCTTACAATCACTCCGCAGTCCAGGATAATTATCAATCGCGTATACTGTCTCTACGCTGGGGTTCCTCGCCTTCAGCATAGAAGCCTGATATACGATGTTGGTAATCGTAATATCTTCCTCCGTAATGAAATGGTAAGCCAACACCTTGTACATTTTGTCTGCTCCACCAAGTCCATAAATATAAACCTGTCTGGTCATTCAAACCATCTCCCTTCATAAAGGACTAAGTATTTTTCGCGTTGCTAGGCCTGTATTTCATTTTTAGTGACGTAAGTTCAGCAATTGTATTGAGATCTTCGAGTTCCTTATCAATGGTACGATTCTTCTCCTTCATACCGTCATAGATGATTCGATATTGCGTTTCTGTAAGCGCTTCGTAAACGGTCATAAAACCACTCCTTTTATTTCAAATATCAAGGCATAGCGCCATGGTGGGTCAGGCAGGATTTGAACCCGCGATCAAGCAGTTATGAGCTGCCGGCTTTAAACCTAGCTAAGCTACTGACCCAAAATAAAAGAGCCATAGATTTCTCTACAGCTCTCTCGCTTAATACCAGTTCAATATGTGATCGTCATAATTGTCATTCAAGTTTCTCACCATCTCTCGGAATTTGTATTTCTCACCATACTTATGGCGCATCTCCTCTTTGAATTTGCGCGCATCGCGTATGTCGGAAAATAGTTCCGTTCCGATGTACTTATCAACCGTCATGACATGTATTAAAACAATCGTCATATCAATCACCTCCGTAATAGAGGTCGAATATTTCGCGTTCAAAATATAAAACCGAGCCGTTTCCTCTGAGAACGCCATTTGCGACGTGGGCACTCACCGGCTGGAGCATTCAACCGAGGACTGACCCCGGCACTCGGAAATATCATTTAATAAATTTCGAGGTTTGCTACACGCTTATCAATGCGCTTCTGTTCGATGACATCCGGTGCAATGAAGCTGATGTTCACAATGTAGGACGGAATGCCGTAGCTTTTCGCCGTGCGGCTTTCGATGATGCAGCCGCGATAGCTCTGGTCCTCATCGTAGATGCCGATGAAGTAGTTTGCTTCCGACATCTTTTTGATGCTCTCACCGAGATACCAGAGAGCCTGGTTGCTATTCTCAGGAGGATCACCCTCAAAATAAGTCGGAATGACCTCCAGTTCTTCGCCAAAGACGGCTTCTGCAATCCGATGCATCTGCTCCATGGATGCTTTGATGGCGTATTCCGTGCGACCACGCATCGGGCAGCTGATAAACAGTTTTTCCATGTATCCTCCTTAGAACGGAATATCGTTCGGGTCATTGGGCTCAGCCATATCTGCGTCGGGTGCAGCATCGCGGTGCGCATAGCGCTCTGCGTACGGATCGGCGTCCTCGTCCTGCTCCACGTACATCACGTCCGCATACAGCGTAAACTCGCCAGGAGCATTGCGCTTCTCCACGAGATTTGCCTGGCAGCAGACATTCTTAACGCGGATAAAGTCCAGCTGGCCGATGGTCTCAGGCGTGCACAGCAGGCGCTTGCCCTGCAGAGTAATCCAGTAGACATGCGGCGGCCACTTGGAGTCCATGTTGACCGTAACCGGAACGTAGAATGTCGGCACAAACGGCTCCTCATAGGCGTAGTTCGGGTTGGGCTTGGTCTGCTTGACGTTGATGCCCATATCCATCATCTGCTGCGCCTGCTCAAACGTAGGGATCACAACGTTGACACGGCGCTTGTCAGAGCCGAAACGGTCACGGGCAGGGTCACCCGAGAAATTGGTCTGGTAAATAAAACGGGTATCGTCAATATTGACTTTCTGACGCTTCTGGTACATAAAATATCTATCTCCTTACCTTATTTATAATGCGTTGTAGTTATTGAACGGCGTAGAGTGCTCAACATATTCGTCAACGAGCCGACAGCCAGCCTCGAGTGTCACTCCACCGGCCAGCTCTTTCTTTGGGCGGTATGCCATGCAGTTTTCCTCATAACAATCCATGAACTGACCTTTTTCATGCGACGAATGTTCACTCTCATATTTCTGAAAGGGGCACTTCACGCTCATTCACCCCGCTCAGCTTTACCGGCAGCCATATGGGCAAGTTCATGTACGGTCTTGGTTGCGATTGCCGCAGCCTGATTCAGACCGGCCATCATGTCCATAATCGAACCGACAGAACCCGGTTCCTTCTTTTTCTTCTTGGGGTACTGCTTGAAAACCTTATGGAACCGGTTATCATTGCCTGCCATCTTCTTGACAATGGCCATAGCAAGCCCCTTTTCCATGTCGAAAGTATCTTCCGGGCCGCACTTTACCACGGTCTTGCTGCCATCCGACCACAGGACAATGGTTGCCGGGTCGTTGAAGATAACCTTGCGGATGCTGACACTGCACATGCCGAACTTCACAATATCATTCTTCTTAGCCTGCTCCATGGACTGGCGGGAGTAGTCAATTGCCATCGCGGCATAACTAGCCTTCCCTATCACTTGATCGTTCACAATCATCGCTTCGGTCAGATCCGGCCATATTTTTTTCATTTATCTCACCTCATAATTTCTTGCAGCTTCATCCTGAATATCACCCCACGGCAGGTCAGGCTTCTCCCAGGGCGGTTCTCCGGCATCATCTGCCACAAACCACTCAAAGTCGCCGTATTTTGCGATGGCGTCTGCAGCATCATCGGCCATTTTGTCAAAATAAGAACGGTCGATATCTTTCTCCATCTGGAGTTCATGAACCATCTCGCTTTCGAGCCAGCGGTAACCCTTGGAACCGCCAACTGCTGCATAAGTTTTCTCGCCAACATCATTAATGCCAGACTCGCGCAGCAGTACAGCACCACCACATCCGGGTTTGATGGGACAGAACGAACCGACGCGACCGACGAAAATATAATTGTGCTCGCCTTCGGGCAGGTCTTCGTTCTTATCCAGATAGATTGCACCCTTGGAAACCGTCTTGGTCTGACAAAGATCCGCAAACACCACCGGCTCATGCGAGAACAGAGTCTTGAACACATACGGAATCTGGAACTGGGTACCGGTCGCCGTCCACTCTTTGCTGTGCTCACCATTCTTCTCCGGAATATAGCCGTATTGAGCCTGACACTGGTCTGCATCCAAATATTTGGCAATGTACACTGCATCGTTTACCAGGCACATCTTCTCGTAGGTGGCCTCATGCTCGAAAGTGTAGCCGTACTTCTCTGCAAACCTCATGCAGAAGTCAATGATTTCTGGCGTAGCATCGGGAATCTTGATAGAATCCGTCTTGATGTGCGCCACGGTGAATCCGCGCTGCTGAACCTCATCCTGCAAAGTACGCATAAACAGAGCACCACGCAGGGCCACAATGTTGTTGCCATTTTTAGGATTGCGGAATGGATTGTCGAAGGTCGCGCTGGTCAGACCGTACACGGAGTTGATGGCGATTTTCAGTGCCTGGGACAATGCCTTAGCCTGCTTGGGGTCATCCAAATACTTGGCCAGTTTGCCGTTAAACAGCTTCTTGGCCTTGTCATACTCCTTGTGCTTGACATAGATACGAACATCCATCAGATCGTTGAAATTCTTGGTATACTCACCAAAGTAGTTGAGCGCCACAGCCGAATGCGGATGCAGAGAAGCCACGTCCAGCAGAGCCACATTCCAGTACATGCCGGGTTCTGCATAGACATAGCCGCCGAGGCCCAAATCGGTGCCACGGAACATATTGTGCATCCGGCCATCCTCGCCGCGAACCCACTCGTATCCAGGAAAGGCATTGAGATAGTTATTCTTGGTGAGAATATCAGGCTCCACCTCGACCAGATCATCTGATTCGCCTGTCGCCAAGTCGGTATAAACCAGTCTCGGATGCTTCTCCTTCCCAAAGATGATTCGCGTAGTCAGACTGTTGGTCGTGTCATTGACCGTCATACCTGCCACATCTGCCAGAATTTCCCGGGCAACGAAGTCTGCCTGCCGAGCATTGAAGACCGCTTCTGTCGCCAGAACATCGTTGTCACAATACCGGGCAACTTCTTCCCACTTTTCTTCCGGCACAGACTGATCCCAAGGCAGCCCAAGTTCCTGATGGTGGATGCCGAGCTCGATCTCGAACTTCTTCAGGCTCTGCTTCTTGGCGCTGAAGTCGTAAATATCCGTATACGAGAAGTTGTATGCCTCACCGAAAAAGCCTGTATGGTCGTTGATGATCTGCTGGGACAGGTTGTAAATTGCCTCAACTGACCACCCGATCATACGGGCATAGAGAATATGGTTATCGTATTTACGGTTATTGAAACCGATCAGGCGATACTGCGAAAGCTTTGCAATGTCGTCAGCACTCGGGTTGATGAGTCGGTAGACTGTCGGTTCGTCTTTGTCCGGCTTGCTCTGGAACTTCCAATTGACCAGAAGCAGGTTCGGGAACACCTCACAGTCAAAGAACACGATTGGTGCTTCATAAGTTACTGCTACGGTAGGCTCTTTGGACTTGAAGTGCATCTTGGATACGATTTTCAGGCAAGCGTCTGCCTGATTCGTGCTGGAAGCCGCAAACCCGAGAATTGCGTTGCGCATGTCGTCCACATCATAGGTGAGGTCGCTGCTGTAGGCATCCTCAAGGATTTTGTAGATGAAGTCGATGGACGGTTTGGTGTAGGGATGGATTTCTTTGTTCAGATTGCGCATAATCATGATGCGCAGTCCTTTTTCGCTCTGGACACGATCAGTGCTAACCATTTTTTCTCCCTTCATTGGTAAACCGGAGCTGATGGACGCTACCGGAATATCATTGCATTTTGAGAGCTTTCTTCGGAGTGAACTCTTACCGGTAAAGACCTTGACCTCGATGTGCTCGTCGTAGATTCTGCTGAGCTTCGATGCATCGCCGGAGTAAATATAATGCAGGTGGATTCCTGCGCCAGATTTGCTCAGTTCTGCATAGGTTCTCGGCCACTTGCTTGCCGCTTCGAGGTTTCGTTCAAAGGACTTTTTGCCATCCTCTCCCGGAATATCAAAGTCGATGACGATGTGATTCTCGGGTACCTTGACATAATGCAGCCTGCTCGTATCGAGGTCCGACAGCTTCGTCTTTACGTTTTCCCAGTAGTCGGTTGGTGTGCCGTTTTCTTTTGCGTATTGTGCAGGACAGTCCTTACAAATATCATCCAGAACCGAATGCCGCACCTTAAAGTCGATCCACGACTTTGCTTTTTCCGGAACAGGTGCTCCAAAGTCCGATTTCTTCTCGAACTTTTCCGTCTTGAAACCGCTGTAGTAGCTTCGGATGCGCTCGCCACTGTCCGTGTTGACCCGCTCCTTGTAATCGCGGAAGTAGTTCATCAGTTCTTCCTTGAATACTCGCCGGGAACTCATGTACGGAACATTCGTGCTCGTGCAGAAATTTTTGTACATTTCCCAAGCCACCTGCAAAGATACGCCATCTTCCTTCTTGAAGACGTAGTAGCTGTCTTCCATAAAGTTGTACATGTCGTTGGAAGCGCTCAGCATACGGATGGGAATATAATCGTCATAGGCATGTTTGTTATTCTCGTAGACATTACGACAGTACCATGCAATAGCACCAAGCTCAAAGTCGATTTGCGAAACCAGCTCCTCGTACTTCTTAGCTGGCACCTTATTGCCAGTGGGCTCCACATCGATCAGACGCCGAACAATACCCGACTTCGCGTTGGTGATGCGTACCGGGTTGTTGGTACCGAGGATGAGGAAGCATTTGAAGCGATTCTCGTAGGCAGACTTGAACTTTTCATTAACGGTCATGGATTCATGGGATACTAGCGAGTTGATTCGGGTGTTGTCTTCGATGCGGCTCAGATCGCCATCGTGCTGGATTGCAATCAGAGGGTTCGCTTTGAAGGCTTCCAGCGCAAAGGCATTCGAGGATGAGCCCAGCACCTTCGCATCAAAGGCCGAGTAATATCCAGCGAACAGTTTCTGGATGATGTTGATGACCGTGGATTTACCAGTGCCGGGTGCGCCGTACATCACCATGAACTTCTGAATTTTCTTTGAATCCCCGTTCACGATGGCCCCGATGGCCCACTCGATCTTCATCCGCTCATCCGGCGCATACAGAACGCTCATCAGCTCATCCCATGCTTTGATGCTTCCCTGCTCCAGCGGATACGGAAGGCGCTTCGATGCGTAGTCTTCCTTCTTCACCTCGGTGTTGGAAAATATCAATTTCTCGTCAAGCATAACGAATGAATCCCGCATCTGACGCTGGCAATACCGGTGCCAAATATCAATCATGCCAGACTCTGCATCCCACATGTGCAGCACCCGATAGTTGTCAAAGTCTGCCTTATGGGTCTCTGCATAATTGTCCAACTCCCGGTCAATGAGCTGAAGCGCGTCCTGTTCGTCCGTAGACCAGAGACCGCGTTCTTCTAGCCAAATTGCGTAAAAGTCCCCGCCGCGAATCATCAAGTCCTTCGAATGCTTGATGATAAGTTTGGGATAGATCTCAATCACCCCGTGTTTACCCGTCCTGCGGGCAATGAAAAGGAAATCAATCATTGGCAATCAATTTCCTCCTTTCTTCGAGGTAAATATCAATCGTTGGACAGGGTAGCATGGCCGTCGCAGTGGACGGACTTGTTCTCCTCGGTCTTCTTCATCCGGTTCAGCTCGTCCATGGCACTGTCGTACTTCTCAGCCAGCTCGTCGCGCTCTTTCTTTGCATCAACCGCCTTCTTGCACTCCACAACGAACACCTTCGCAAACAGATATGCAATGCCTGCCATGCCGATCAGAGCCAGGTTCTTCTTGAACAGCTTTGCCTTGTAACGATCCAGGGCGCATTCAGTCTGGGCGAGCTGATAGTAAATATTGTTTTCCATGGTAAGTCCTCCTCAAATATCATTTTCGTTCAGGTACGCCATCATCTGGTACCAAATATCCAGCGTACGCATGTCTTCTTTTGGGTTCTGCAACGTGAACAGGCCACCGGCACCATTCGGCTGATAGTCTCTGCGGCGGAAGCGCTCGATCACGAACTCTGCCCTGCTCTGATGGAATCGGTTGTCATCCATGGAAGCCAGACCGAGACTGACGATCATGCTCCAGAACCACTGCCCAGTCCGGTTGCCGATGTCTGCATCTTCCATGATGGTTTCTTCGCAGCGCAGAGCCAGCGCCACCATCATTTCGAGCATATTGCAAGGCTTGCCTTGAAAAGTCACAGACACGTTGTTTTCCGGGATAGCTCCGGGAATATCAATGCATTCAGCAGCAAAACGCCCCCGCAGATTTTCGCCGTCTACAGCACGATTACAGTCCATGTCATTGTCCGGGACGAACTGCGTGTCATACAGAAAGGTCAGCAGTCTACGAAAAGAGAGATTTCTCGGCTCCCACTTTCCGCAAACCAGCTCGTAAAGCCACTCGAAATATCTTTTTTCGATGCCGGCTTTCATCTCGTTAATCGTCATAGTCCTCCTCTCCCCGCTCCCGATATACGTCTGCGTAGTTCTGGAGCGCCTTTACCACTTCAAAGTCCTTGCGATAGGTGTGGTTGCGGACATGGATCGTGTCGGGCATAAATTTGCCCATCTCATCCAGAGCTTTTTGTCCAACAACTGCTTCAACGTCATCCACTTTGGAGCCGTCGCTGTCGTAGGCCAGAACACCATCTGCGAACAGGGTCAGAAAGCTGGTCTCATAGTCATCATCACAGCCGAATTCGTCCGGCTCAATGATCTCGATAGGCTCCAGCGGCTCTTTGTCAGGCTTTTCCCGGTCACTCTCCTGACGATACGGACCAGAAATCAGGTCAACGGCTTGCTTCTGAGCTTCAGCTTTGATCTGTTCGTCAATGTGCTGTTCTTTTTTCCTGTAATGCTCGCGGACATCTTCGATCTGAGCATCAGCAAACTTCTGATACTCCCCGCGCATCCGAACATGCATGAAATAAGCGCCAGCCGCAAAGCCAGCGCCAACCAGTAAAATATCACGAATCCAGTTTTTCATTGGAATCTCCTTCTTTAACGGTCATCAAAGTGAATGCAAGCCCTCCGAAAAAGAGCGAAACACTCATGAGGACCCCTCCAACCAGATGCCGCTTTCGTTTCGTGTCGGTCAAATAATCGAGGAATAAAAACACCGATTCTAAACCGTCCATATCTGCTCCTTACAACATTCTGGCAATTTCATCAACCATTTGACTCCACTCATGACCATAAATCATGCAACGAGTATCGAACATGCGCGGATTTTTCTTTTTTGCATCTTCCGTAGCAACGGGCACACCGCAATTAAGTTCAATCCCCCTGTTCGCGAGTTTATCGTTAAGAAAATCGTCAAACACTTCAACGATTTCACATGCTTTCGTATACTTATCGTCCATATCTGCTCCTTACTCAGAAAGGACAGCCAGACCAGAGACGAAGCAGACTCCGGCCATGGCAGCGAACACATAAGACAAAGTTCTTACGACTCTGGTCATAGCGAATCCTCCCAAAATATCAATCAGATCTTGTCAATGATAGGGCCATCAACGTTGAAGTGCAGCACAACAGAACGGTCGCCCTGCATCTTGTCCAGACCAAACTTCACACAGTTGGACAGAGATTCATCGTTCGGATCATAGAGCCAGCCGACGATCTGACCCTGCGGATTGTAGATCTGCTGACCATTGTTGTACTTGCCGATCATGCGGTAGACCTCATTCAGGAACAGGTATCCGCGAGTACGCAACTGGTTGCTTGCATGAGTCTGAACCATGCTCAGGAAGTTCTTGTTGATCTGTGCATCCGGTTCCCAGGTGTCCACCATCTCATCAAACAGCAGGTCATAGGGCGAGTGCACACCATCGGTCTCGTCGATATAAGATTTGACCACTTCCTCGGTGCCATCTTCGTTGACGACCTTGGACTCCACCTCGGCGGCCTTCACACCGTGCTCGATCTCGTGCTGCACCCGCTCACCGAAGCGCTCGGATACACGGCCCTTATACTCGTTAAACGCCTTGTCCAGCGTAACATAAGCCGCCGTCAGAGCTGCATTGCGCTTCTGCAGAATATGATTGGAGCCAATCATGCAGCCGAGGGACAGCGTGCCCAGAATGACAGCCGGTGCATACAGCTTCACAAGTTTCATACCAGTCTGTACATAAACCGTAGTCAGGTCCTTCTTGGCATCCTCTTCGGTGTACTCGGTGCCTTCCTTGATTGCAGCCTTGCCGTCCTGCACATCGTGGATGGTTGCAACACTGGACTGATGGGCGGCCAGAATATCATTGACCTTCAGGGTCGCCTTGCAGGCCATAACAGCACTGGTCACTGCACCAACTGCACCACACACCATCAGGATCTCGGGGCTGTGCTTGCCCAGTTTAAACTTTGCCTTTGCAGCAAAGCGACTGACATTCGACATCATTTCGTTCATTTTCATAAATATCTTTCCTTTCTCAGTTGTTCAGCGCAACAGGCTTCGGCAGACGGATGACGTATCCTCCGCTGACGCCCTGAATGTATGCGGTACGCAGATCATACCAGCCATACTTGTTGTCCGTGTAGTTCGAGGTCATGCCCACCAGATCATACAGGTCAGCCACAGAGACGCAGTTGTAAGTTGCCAGCGCATCGATCATCTGGCTGAGCACTTCATCCGCATCCCCACGGGACGAGAAAATAATGTCCTGATAGTTGATCTGCGCTGCTACCGGACGGCTCGTGTTGGAACTCCGGTTATCAGAATACCGATTGTACGAGACACGGCTCGGCTGGGCGTAATTGCCATAGTTGCTACGCGGACGGTCATCGCCATGAAATATCATGTTGACGGTTGCGATCATCAGGTCTGCAAAGAAGTCCCGCATCTTCGGTACGGCCACGTCTTTGACAATATGGTCACGCACGGTCTTCAGGTCTTCGGCGATGAACATCGAAGCTACCTTCTGAATATCATTTTTCTCCTTCGTCACGACCTTGCCGGTGGTCACCTTTTCAAACTTCTTCTCATGCTTTTCCGCATTGCCGGAGGTGATCGAGTTTGTGGGCAATTTAATTTCGGCCATTGGGGTTTCTCCCTTCAAAAAATAAAAAGGTAAGAGCCGCAGATTTCTCCACGGCTCTCGCCTGAACCTTTCACATTAGTTCTCTTCTTCAGTCTCTTCGACTTCCTTGAAGTCAACATCCTCGATTGCTTCCGGTTCGTCCTTCACGATCTTCACCGGGCACTGGAACTTGAAGTGCTTCTTCGGCTTCTTCTCTTTCTCAACCTTGGGTTCGGTCTTTGCCTTTGCCTTGTGCTTTGCGATGCCGGCGCCAATTGCACCGATCGTCAACACGCCAACAGCAGCGGCAACGCCCGCCCAGGTGTTGATGCCAGAGCTATTCTCCGTCTTCACCTCATTGTTCTCCGTAACCACGGGAGTCATCTCGTTAGAAGTCTCCTCAGTAGTAACCTCGTTCATGTTGTTCATTTCGTCCATAATAAAATCTCCTTTCAAGATTTATCCTAAATGTGAACCTTTCTGGTTCCATAAAGCAGAATGAATTTTTCGCGTCTCAGACGCCGATATAATGCGGCGGTTCCACGTAGTTCACCACCAGACACGGCATACCTTCCTCATCCAGCCGTGAGGCGTAGCAAGTTTCGATGTAGCCGCGGTCGATATCCCAGCCGAGCATGTCACCAAGCTTGTTCTGGTCAAGGCCGATCATGTCGTACCATTCGTTCAGGCTGATCCGCATGTCGTCCCGCAGTTGACGGTTGAATTCGTTTACGGCTTTATCGATCTGGTTTTTGGTCGCCGTGAAATATCTTCCGCTCAGGGAGTCAAAGCACTTGAGCTGACCTGCAGAGCCGTTTACAACGAGAGTCTGCGTCTCCGGCGTCTTCTGCTGCTGTTCAATGGCGACTGCTTGCCGGATCTCGCGTTCCTTGTCCTCGCCAACAGTTTCCAGCACCTTGTCCCGGTAGGTGCGCAGCGTGCTCTCGCTCAGGGTGTAAGCGGCAGTCAATGCGGCATTCCTGCGTGCATTCACGCTGCTGGCACCAATGATGCATGCCACGCTCACGCCAAAACTGACAGCAGTCGGAATATAAACCGGTGCTGCCGTTTTGATAATTTCCTTCGCCTCCAGCTTCTCGACATCCAGTTCCTGCTTTTTCTGGTCGAGCAGGATCATTGCTTTCGGGGTCGCCTTGACTGCAAATATCACAGAAGATGCCGCTCCTGTGATGCCCAGACCAATAAGGATCTCCGGGCTGTGCTTTTTCGCACCCACCAAGAGCGCATTTGCCAGTGCTTTGAGTTTCATTTTTCATACCTCCAGAAAATATAAAAGAAAGAGCCGCAGCTTTTTGCCACGACTCTCGTCTATCAGATGTGTCCACTAACCTTCAAATGTTCGAAGCGTTCATTTGCCTCGCATTCGATTTTCACTTCGTCTCGATGCGACCAACGATACCGAACGTACTCATACAGTCGAACCGGCTGCACGCCAATCGTAATCATCACTCCGATCAGAGTATCGACCACCATTTTCGCACACCGTTTCACCTGATTCCATGTCAGTTCGTCGATTGCTCTCCAGAAGTCCTTATCGTATTCGTACATAATAAAATCTCCTTTCAATTTGTGGATTCCTTCCATAATGCAGAGAGATTTTTTCGCGTTATCGCCAAATATCAAAAAGAAAGAGAGGCATCACTGCCCCTCAGTCTCATTGCGCTCGGCAAGCTTTTTGTCAACCGCTTCGTTGATTTTGGCATCCAGTTCCTTGTCTTCGGCATATCCCTGCATCATTGTGCCGAGAAAGCCAAATATCATTCCTGTCATGCCAAGAATCTTCCAAATGTTCGATTTCTTACTCATTTGTCTCACCTCCTTCATAATGGCGATTGAATTTTTCGCGTCAAAACGGAGCCGTCTGACTCGGATCATAATTTTCCCAGTCTTTCACCGGATCTGCCCACGGACTGAAATAGTATACTGTCAAGCCGTCATCGGTTTTCTGCTCGTCGCATTCCACATCCAGCCAGCAGTATTCCCAATCTTCTACCATCTGATCAATGCACCAACCGCGCGATTCCGGGTCCGGTCGGTAATCGAGCCCAAGCAGCTCACACCACGCTTCGAGCGATACGCCGCCGTCCAGAGCCAGCTTCTTGTTCAGCATGTAGGCAGCTTCGTAAACCTGTGCCATGGTTGCATTGAAATATCTTTTTGTGTACGGCTCATAAAAGAGCTTTACCGCATCGTTGTTTTTGTCAAGCGGAACTTCCTCGACTTTCCGGTGAATCTCATGCTCCATTTCTTCGCCTACCTGCTCCGCAACCTTCTTGCGATAGTTGCTGTAGGTCTGCTGGACAGCGACATAGGCCGCCATCAGCTCCGCCTGCGTTTTCTTGTTCAGGCCGTTCGAGCCAAGAATACATGCAATGGTGCCTGCACCAACAACTGCCGCCGGGATGTAGAACTTCCAGCAGTCCTTGACGATTTCCTTCTTCGTCATCGGCTCATCCTTGTTCATGTTGATCAGGCTCTGTGCCTTCGTGGTCGCCTTTGCGGTCTCAACAGCGGTCAGCACAACGCCCGCTGCAGCCGCAATGGACAGAATGGTCGCCCCATGTTTGCTCAGGTAGGAAAATATCTTTTTGTTCAGTTTCATAATCCGTTCCTTTCATGCCACTCCGGCCTTGCTCAAAATATCAATCAGGGCTTCCTGGGTCATTTCCGCGTCAATATCCAAGTGTACCCTGACCTTTTTGGTTTTGTCTGTGTAGTTTACCCGAAGGTCGTTCAGCTGAACAGCAGCGTCAATTCCCTGCTTTCTGATTGCTTTTCCTACCGCAGCCGAAACCAATCTGCGCAAAAACCCGGATTGAATGTGCATAATGTCCTCCATTTTGAATCTCCCTTCAAAGTCAAAAAAAAAATAAAAAAGGCAGAGGGCGAATCTTTATCAGATCTCGTACTCTTCCTGATTTGCTTTCTGAATTTTCTTCAGTTCCTTGTGTTCCTGCCACTTCTCCCATGCCACAAATGCACCGATGACTGCAACATACAGTCCGTATACAACGCCGCACAGCTTGAAGTAAGTTCCCCAAGTCCACTGCTTGTTCATAAAGTTCTTGATTGCTTTCATCATAGTAATTTCTCCTTTCAATAAAAGCCCTCTGTCTTCCATAAAGCATCCTGTATTTTTCGCGTCCGGCAAAAAGAAAAGAGCCTACGATTTCTCGTAAGCCCTCTGAGATAAGGCTAAATATCAATTCGTGTACCGGTTTCCGTTAAATCCTCAGTTCTTCGACGGCCGGAACAGCCTCACCAGAACCCAGATGACCAGACCAATCGTCAGCCCGATCACTGCGGTCACAATGACCTGCCCAACCGTTACGCTCGTATTCCAGATCTTCTTCAAAATATCCATCGTACTTCTCCTTTGTTTGGGCCTTATCCCATAAGATAAGGAGAATTTTTCGCGTAAAAGAAAAAAGAGCCTGTGTTTTCTCACAAGCTCTTTCGGAGATAAATATCAAGCAGTTTTCTTGACCGTTACACTATTTTCATATAGTTCATGCGGCGCAATATCCTGTCCTTCTGGCCATTCGATACCAACGCCACCCGGAAGTAGTTGAACTGCATTAAAATATCTTTCATCTTTCAGTTGCCCATACCATGAACCTGTCGCATACGGCGCTACATCAAAAACTTTCACTTCACCGGTTTCGTAAAACAGTCGAAGCCTTAAATTGGGCATTGCCTCAACCTTAGTCAGTTTCGGTTGCAACATATAATCACTCCTTACTTCAGAGGATCAATGCGGAAGAACTGTTCGCCATTGCTCAACAGCTTCCAGTTTGCTTCCAGATCATCGTGATGGATTACGATCCACGCTTCCAGAAGTTTCAGTTTATTCTTTGGGAAACTGCCCTCAATGATAGAACCATCAAGTCCCATCACGATTTCTTCTCCCGAATACTCAGCGTGGATGTGCGGCATATTGTGTTTTCCGCCCTGTTCGCGGTACATTCTAACGATAATTCCATAGAAAATGCTCAATACCGGCATCTTCAATCACTCCCATTTTCAATGTTATTCTATCATAACTAAGTTGGTTTTTCAAGAATCGGTGCTTTTCATCGCCGCTTCAAATTCTTCCACGGTCATCTCCACACGCGGCGCAGCGTCTTCTATCTTCAGCAAGCCATCCCGTACCAGCCCGGCCAAAATATCAATCTCGACCTTATGCTTGGCGATTTTCTCCTGAGCCTTCTTCTGCTCGCGCTCAATCCAGTCTTTTTCAATGAGGCACCATGAGCGGCAATCAGGATATCTTTTATCACCACACTTGTTACACATCATCCGATGACGGCCTAAATCCGGGATTTCTTCCTGAAACTCTTTGATATAAGTCGTCCATTTGCCGTTTTTCTTCACGGGAACGATCATATGCGATGTCACTTGCATGCCCTTCGCCTCCCTTTGTTTCATTATAGCATGTCCGGGACAAAAGCAAAAGACCATGTTTCAGATCTTTTGCCCTTCCAGAGTTGGATTTAGGAAATCAACGTCTGGTAACGTGCGTTCAGACGCTCGACAACATCTGCAGCAGCGTCAACATAGATGCGGAACTCCATTCGGTTCTTAGCGTTTATCACGCTTTCGATAACCAGCCTTTTGTATCCTTCATCATGTAACATTCTGATGCCAATGCCGAGCTGTCTGTCGCTCTTTGCCAGAAGGTATTCCATTGCTCTCACCTCCTTCCATAATAGAGCAGGTTATTTTCGCGTCACGATTTTGAAGACTTGCGCTTTTTTGCCGCTTCTTGACGTATTGCTTTTCCGTAATATTCTACTTCGGAAACCGGAATGCTGTCGTTTCTAAGAAAGATTCGCCACCCTCTTTGCATAAGTGTGCAGGAAAGTTTTTTCTTGTCGATATATTTCTTGAATGCATCAACAATGCCATCAAAATTTCGCATTTCTTCCGAATCGAAGATGAGTTCTTGCACATACCAGTGCTGGAAAAAGAAATTATTGATGGTATCTTCGACCATTTGCATATCAACTCTTTTGTCCGGGCGCTTTGGTTCTTTGAGGGCATCATTGACTTCTTTTACGAAAAGTGGCCTGAGTTTCATAATTCAACCTCCATTTTGAAAAAGTAAGAGCCGCAGATTTCTCCACGGCTCTCGCCTTTGAGTTACTTTCTGTTTTTATACTCTCCAATTTTAGTATTGATGTTATTCCGAATATCGGATGCCGCCTGTTTGCTGTATGCTTCGCCAATCGCTCTCGATGTCCATTCAGCTTGGATTTCCGCGCCTTCGTAACGGCCGCATTCGCGTCCCAGGCTCGCCGCGCTCATCCCACAGATAACACCGCCGATTGCGATACCCGCAAATTGCATAACGGTTTTCACATTCATTTTCATAATTCATACCTCCAAAGTACAAGTGTCAAGATGTAACTCATCTCGTAAAGCAGCTTGTAAAATTCGCGTCAAAAAAGAAGAGCCTACGATTTTCTCTCGTAAGCTCTTCACCTCACTTTCTGTTGGGCTCTACCCAACCATCTTTTTTTCTTGCCCATTCATGGCATTCGGTTTTTAGTTTCTCTACTGTGCGAAACCTACTACCGGACCAATCGATATGCCCCCACCAAAACTCTCTCGCTGCTGGAAACAGAACATTATGCTCCTCGATAACGTCGAGCATGATCTCAATTCGTCTTTTCGACTCATCTCTGATTTTCTCTCCTCTATCAAATTTGTGTAATGTTCTTTCGCCAACGCGAGTCATTTGTGCCATATCGGTAATTCCAATACCACGTTTTTCATACAGTTCTTTTAACATAAATATCACCTCATAAAGCAGCCTGTAAAAATCGCGCCTACACTTCTTTCCTATCAAACACCGTTTCCCACCGTTCTTTCTTGATCGGCTTCATCCGGATGGCCCACATGAGCTGCCGCACCGTGACAGTCGGATAAAATCCATTTTGATTTTTCTTCTTGGCGTGCTCGATGAAATATTCCCGAAACCCTTCGTGCAGGTAAATTTTATCGGTCAGCCATGGGTCGATCGGTCCCCAGAAGGTTGCCCTGCTTTTCTCATTGAACCTCTGCTGGATGACGCAAAGACCTTTTCCGTGCTCTGCATAAAGGGTGCAAGTCCGGTATACCGGATGGTTGCATCGGTAGGTCACGCCGTAGTATCTCGTCCACTCTTCAGACGGTTCGGTATGGTATCGCATAAAAAGAAAAAGAGGCCGCAGTTTTCACCACGACCTCCAAAGTCCTCCTTACTTCTTGAAGAATCTAAAGTCTCTCATCAGACCCTTGAACGTGCTCGAACAAATGGTTCCCGTCTCCTCGAACTTGAAGCCCTTGCCGTACCAGTGACTGCCCACAGCAAAGCCCGCGATCGTCACACCGACGCTCGTTACTGTCGTCAGGATGCGGATGAGCTTATCGTCTTTCGCTTTCTGCTCCTCGAGTTCAAGCTTGTGCCGTTCCAGTACAGCCTTGTCCTCGTCAGCATTCTTGCTGTTCTCCTGCTCATTCTCATCCATTCGCAGCTTGTAAAGCTTCACGATGTTGTCGGTCGCTTTGCCCTGCTCGTCACTTCCCGTTTCCAGGTTTCCCAAGTCCTCGAAGCGGCGCTCCAATTCTTTGTCCAGTCTTTCGTTCAGTTCCATTTTGAATTTCTCCCTTCAAAAATATAAGTTCAGAGTTTCCTCCGTAAAGCGGGCAGTTAATTTCGCGCCTTTACTTTTTTGACTCGCAGGATCGCATACTCTGCATTCTCGATATCTTCCACCGCCTTGTCCATGCTCAAAAACAAATGAGCACCGTCATCATCCTCGCCGGTGTAGCCCACAAGCAAGGTTCCTACGGACTTTTTGCGGTAGTCGTGGGTTTTCCCAAGCAGCAGGCCCAGTAAAAAGCCCAGAACAATTGCGATGCCAGTCAAGATCCATACCAGATAAGCCATTTTGAAAATCTCCTTGTACCAATATAAAGCGTGTTTCGGTCGAGTGCGTGCGGAAGAAAAAGGAGAAAAGAGAAAGCCGCAGCTTTCGCCACGGCCTTCCCCGGTTCCTTACACAAGTCTGCATCAGCGCAAACCCGCCTGGAACATGACAAGGTTCTGCATCTCATCGCGCTCCCAATCCATGTGCTCCGTGCCAAACGGCTCCTTCGCACCTTCGTTGATCGCGTTCATCATTTCAACAAAACCCTTTACAATGTTCTTCAGCATAATTTTTCTCCTTTGCCAAAAAGTGTATTTTCTTCCATAATGCACCCTGTTTTTTTCGCGTCTGGAGAAAAATAAAGAGCCGCAGATTTCTCCGCAGCCCTTTGCCTTAGATTAGTTTTCGTTTGCTAATTTCTGAATTTCTTTGCACAGATCATCATAGTCCTGCATCACACCCATGACCACATCTACATCCCATTTCATATTTCTCTTTTTCGCGGAATGTAACACAGTCATATACTTAACAGCCTCCTGTGATTTTTCTGCAATTTCTTTCATGACCTTAATATCAATCATAACTAATCATCTCCATAATAGAGGCCGAACTTTTCGCGTCACTGTCGTTCTTTGCTCAGGAGCCAGAAGAAATATCGGTAATGCATGTAATAGGTTTCCCTGCAGCATGGACATCCCTTTGCCTGAAGCTTGTCATAGCCCAGACTCTTGGTCACACCTTCCAGGATGTATGGCCCCAGCACCGTGTCCAGCTTTGCGATGCATCGGTCCACAATGTCAATGCAGTTTGAATAGTAGACTCGCGCCAGCGCCTGACGCTCTGTCGGACTTTCGGGTGGATTCCCCTTGATGACACCAGTCATACCGTCGGGCGAAATCTCCCACCCGTCGATCAAAGTCAGCGCTTTCTTCCAGTCGTCATACTGCAGGCAGAAGTGCTTCAGTTCGTAGTACCGCTGCTTTGGGATGCGGTATGGATTCTTTTGGGAAAGTACCGGACGTTCACTTTTCATTTTCACCCCTCCATTCGTAGCCGGTCTGCTCGTAGAGGAGTTTTGGTGAAATATAATAGTTGATCCTGCCCAGCTTTGAGTTCATCTGCTGAACATCAGTCACTCGTTTTCCGTTCCTTGTCGCTTCGCCGATGGGGAGCCAGCCTGCAATGATCCCGGCTCTCACCCATGCAGGATCACGTCCGTATACCTTCGCCGCCACCCGCACCGGCACCGACCCAAATTCTAATCTAGCTTTGTCCATTCTATCGTACTCCTTTTATGCTACTCTAAGCACGTCAAAATGCGTCTTAGGCTCAAAAGGATGGTACTGTAGAAAACGGTCGAGTGCGTGCTGTATTTTATTTTTCTTCCGGTGAAGGGATTGACAGCCCGGATGAAACGGTTTAACCTAGAATAGCTTTTCCAAAAGAAAAAGCCCGGTTTGACCGAGCTTTTGAGTGGAGATAGCAAATTTATACAATTATTGAAGGAGGTTTCTATGCTAAAACTTTGCCCGGAGTGTTGTCTGCAGGTGAGTGATCGGGCAGCAGCCTGTCCTCATTGCGGCTACCCGCTCAACCAAACGCCTGTTCCCGTCCCACAGCGCCCCGCTCCTCAAAAGCGGCGAATGCATCTTCCAAACGGCTTTGGTTCCATTACGGAAGTCCGAACAAAAAATCTTCGCAACCCGTTTTACGTTACCGTTCCTGCCGGAAAAACTCCAGAAGGCCGTCCCATTCGTAAGCCGCTCAAACCCAAATCGTCTTTCAAGACGTACAATGAGGCTTATCAGGCTCTCGTGGAATATCACCGGAACCCTTACGATCCTGAAACAATCATCAGCTTTCAGGAACTGTATGATCTCTGGTATCATGAGCGGGAAAAAGCAAAGCCCGATAAAACGACTCTGTCACGTTATCGCAGCCTTTGGCGGTATTCCGCTCCGATCAAAGATATGGCAGTGCGTGACCTTCGTGTTCATCATTTAAAAGAGTGCGTGCTTCATGGCACCGCCGTAAATAATGGTGCTGCTGTCGAAATCTCTCCAATCACAGCAGCAAAACTCAAATTCATGTATAACCAGCTGTTTGATTATGCCGTCGAAAATGAATACGTAGATAAAAACATCGCCCGCATGTTCAGCGTCAACTCTGAGTTTGAAACGCAGCATGAACACTTCCCCTATACCGACGAAGAAATCGACATTCTCTGGAAAAATGTCGGGACCTGCGACGTTGCCGACCTGATTTTGATTCAGTGCTATTCTGGTTGGCGGCCGCAGGAGCTTGTCAAGTTAAAAACCGCAGATGTTCACCTTGACGAGCGTTGGATTCAAGGCGGCATGAAAACGAAAAACGGCAAAAATCGTCAGGTACCAATCCATACAAAGATCACGCCACTCATCCAGCATCGCTATGAGGAAGCACGGAGTATCGGCAGTGAATACCTTTTTAATCATCATTACAAGCGCTGGCCTGATAGGTGGACAAAATACTCCTATGGTTACCTTTCCGATGCGTTTATCGAAACACTCCCCCTGTTGGGCATCAACCCAGAGCATCGTGGGCATGATGGCCGTGTGCATTTTGTTACTCTAGCCAAGAAAGTTGAGATGGATGAATATGCTCTCAAGCGAATCGTTGGCCATAAAGTCGATGACCTTACAGAGCGTGTTTATACTAGGCGTACCATCGAATGGCTCATCAGCGAGCTCGATAAAATCCCCTGA